TCAGCGGTCAGACTCGTAGGCCGCAACGCCCATCCCTATGGCACGCCACTCATCCTGCGGCATGCGCGAATCACAGATGAATACCTCGACCTCCCCACCTTCTTTCGGCTCCGCCGGCCGGATCGCTGCATGCCGGAGAATCGTCTGCATGTCTGGGACGTAGCTGCTCTCCGAGCCGTGGAATGACCAGATGCCGAACTTCCCAGCGCTACCAACCTGATGATCCAATTTCACGGACCACCTCCCGAATCGAATGACGAGCATGCCCTGTCCTCGTAGGAAAAGGCCGTAGTCTACTCCTACTGGCATGCTCTGTTGGCAGCCAGCAACTGGGCCTCATAACCGATCCGCTGCAACCGCTCGGCCAGCAGCGCACGGACCTTGGTCTGTAGGTCGTCGCCTTTTCGCAGCCCCGCCGTGGCCCATGCGGGCACCTCCACCGCCGGCACCCGGCACGGCACCGCCACCGGCACTTCTACGCGCACCGTGCGCGGCTCAGGCTCGACCTGGCCGGCGCATCCCGCCAGCGCAACCATCACCAGCATCAGCACCACCCTCATAACCCCAACTCCTGATCGATGACCACTTCGGCTGCCAGGCACTGATCACCAGCGGAGCGCTCACGCAACAGGCGCTGTGCCGCGGCATACTGCTCAGCGGCCTGCTGTCGTCCCCGATCCACAGCCTGCGCGGCATCCCGGGCGCGCTGCTCACCAGCCTGACGCAGCGCGGCAATCTGCCCGCCCTGCTCCACTACTGCGGCCTCCAGGCTCCCACGAGCGGAACGGCAGGCAGCCAGATCCGCCAGCGCAGCATCGAGCTGCGGCCGGTAGTGACGCGCGCCGAGCCAGACACCGCCAGCGGTGCCGAGGCCGACCAGTAGCAGGCAGCCCAGCGCGACCGAGACAACACGGGACGAGATCACGACAGCACCCTCTTCGCCCGCTCCCACAGCGCCAGGCGCTCCGCCTGGCCATTCGTGCCGCCGTTGATGCGCCGAGTGATGGCGGCGAACTCGCCGCGGTCGGCCAGGTCGTTCAAGCCGTGACTGGCCCACCACCAGGCCGCCGAGATCGCCGCCCACTCCGGTTGCTCGAGAAGCTCGGGTTCCTGCTCCAGCGGCTGGCCCAGCCCGGCGCCGGCCGCGCGGTAGTTCGCCCGGCCGGTGATCTGCAGCAGCCCGCGCCCGCGGTACCGCCAGCCGTCACCGGACGCCTCGTCGCCATTGCCGTTGCGCGAGGCGTAGGCGTTGTTGGCGATGGCTCGGGGGTTGCGCGCCAGGCGCTGCGCCAGGGCGTTGGGCTGGCCGTCGGCGCCGAGGTAGCGAATCGGCCAGGTCGCAGCCAGGCCGCGCGCGCTGTAGTTGAGGTTCTCCACCAGGCGGGTCAACTGGCCGCTTTCGTGGCCAACTTGGGCGAGGAATGCCGCCGCGCGCACCGGCGACGTGATACCGAACCGCGTCATCCCGCGGTTCAGCGCACCAACAAAAACGCCGGCTCGAGGGCCGGCGTTCGGGAGGACATGCAGCAACTGCTGCTCAGTGATGGGCATACGCTCTCCTGAAATAAAAAAGCCCGCTTAATGCGGGCTTCTAACTAGCTACCTTTTGACAAGGACAATTCTGGAGGTCTCTTTATATGCGTCAGGATATTGTCCTTCTCTTTTGACACAAAATATTCAGAACCAGTTTTAGAAAGATGATTACTGTCGCTGTACAAAATTGCGTCGTTCGCAATAGATTTGCAGAACCCATCATGACAGAAAACATCATGCGGATTTATGAAGAGCACGCCAGGTATTTTTGAGACGTCGGCAAGAGCCTTGTTAATCGCTACAGACCTAACATCCGAATAGGGAATGCCAATTTTCGAAAGACAGTAGCCTCTCGCAAAGCTCGGTCGGTTGTAGCACCCGGCAATATCCGGAGAGCCAGCACCAGGCACATTTCCGATCACGATCATTTTTCGCGATCCGATCCGGCTCTTGAGTTCACGTATCTTCTCGATAAGCAGGCTGTATCCACCAGCGCCTTTACTATCTGGAACAGGTACGTGCCCAGGGTTTGTCGCAGCTATCGTTAACTGGTCAACCCATAGTTGAGCTATCACAAGAACCGCCTTTGGGTTTCTGTCCAGAGCCGCAAGCGCATCATCGAGTGCTGCCGAGCACAGCGAATCCCAATCGGTTCCGGGCGTCAACCTGGTCATACCGGGAAGCAGAATGCAGCTAACAGAGCTAAGGTAAATGTTGAGCTTCTCTGGCGTGCCGAGGACTTGATCTAGTCCGTATGCATACTGTCGTGCATGGCTATCACCAATAACAACCACATCCGCAATACCTCCCCCGCTAATCCATCCCCTCTCCTGATATCCGTTTCCTCCATACTGGTCTATGTGGAATTTCTTAGAATCAGCCAGTTGAGCAGCAATCCCTTTTGGCGGTTCGGATACTCGCCACGTCCAGCCTGAATTTCCCCATGCGGTTGCAGATGGAACCACAAGAAGACAAGAAAGCATCAAGCAGGACAAATTGAAACCGTTACTGGATATAGTCTTGCCACTCTGGCTGCGAAATGGAGTTTCAACGAATCTGAACAGCAGATATCCGAGCGCAACAGACACTAGGACAATGGCAACCTTAGCAGATAGCGATACATCTCCTGAATAATAGTACTTATAGAATACGATAATCGGCCAATGAACCAAGTATATCGAATAACTAATTTTCCCGAGGAATACAAATGGCGACGTAGATATTGTTAGCCTGGAAAAATAAGAGCCGGAAGAATATATTACAAGAGCAGACCCCACGCATGGAATCAATGCGTTATAGGTTGGGAATGGAGTCAGTGCATTGAAATCAAAAACAGAGTATCCAATCAGCGCAACGCCTGATGCGAAAAGAAAATTATGAACAGAAGAAGATTTAACTTTTGGAAGAAATACAATGATAGCACCCAGACAAAACTCGAAAACGCGAAATGGCGTTAGATAAAATATTGTCGATGCGCCATCAGAGAACCACCCAGATACAACCGTTCCAGCCCATGAAACAAGGACGCTAGAACCATCAATGAAGGAAATGTTTCCTAGAAGGCTAGCAATTCCGGAAATCAAGAGGAACGAAACCACTCCCTTGGAACCAAATCTCTTTCCAAAGAAAACGACAAGAATTGGCCAGAATATATAAAACTGTTCCTCTACAGATAGAGACCATGTATGTAGAAGAGGTTTGAAATCAGACGCAGTGTTAAAATAACCGCTCTCACTCCAGAAGTAAAAATTAGACAACGAGAATAGAGAGTAAATAACTTCTCCAGAAAATCTACTTAAATGCTCTGGACTGAAAAAAAGGTTTGCACAAATAAAGCTGACCAAAACTGTTACGAATAACGCAGGAAAAAGGCGTCTCACGCGCCTCGAGTAGAACCTATGGTAGTCAAAGGTTCCAGTGTTTGAGACCTCCTTGTAAATCAACTGAGTGATCAAGAAACCACTGATCACAAAGAAGACGTCAACGCCAACGAATCCGCCAGCTAGAGAGCTAAATCCTGCGTGGAACAGGAGCACGCTCATTACAGCAATTGACCGTAGTCCGTCAACCCCTGGAATGTATTTCATTGATGACACCGCGAGTTCTCCATGATCGCCGCCGTGAGGACCGGCGATCATGGCACAACGGCGCTAGCGTGTCATATAGGAAAAGCTGCAATGCAACGTATCACCCTGTGCCCACACCATCGGAGCCCCGGCTCTGACCTGCTGGGAGCCGACAGAAATCGTGATGTAATCCTGATCTGCACCAATTGCGGCCCAGCCCGTGAAATCCGCACCAGCGCTGGAGTCATATATTCGCACAGGGAAGCCTCGCTGGTTAAATGACAGGTGACCAGGGAATGGCAAGGAAAACCTATATGACGAACCGCTATCACCAAATACTGTTGTAGAACCGGCAATCATTTCTATTTCAACCAAGCATTGATGACCGCACCGAATATAGTTCCCAGTCAACGTCCCATTTCCAATTGAGGGTGTGGCTGAAGTCTGAGACCAGACAGGACTATATGTTCTTCGCTGAACGTAAACCGAGTTGTATTGGCAATTCGACCTGTTTTCTATTAATGATGGAACGGTGCAGGACGGACCAATATTTATCCCTTGCGCAGATTCAAGAGCAACAGGGCCAGCGAAGGCAACGCCGTCTATTGAGTGATCAGCACCTCTGATTGTTGTCGTAGCACCAAGAGTTGCGCATCGTCCATTGGAGATATGAAACAACGCGGAGGTTGCATCAAATCTCAGGTCTCGAACATAGAACTGCGTCAACGATCCGCCATTGCCCGCCCCAGGACCAAGAGCAAAATTCGCCCCACTTAGCCATATCCCGCGGAAAAAGCGCGGGTGAGGTGTAGTATCGCCGGCAATCGCGATACCAGCATAGAGAGAGGTATCGAGTGGATATCCCTCGAACGCCGTTACGTTGGCTCCTCCCCCCGCATTAAGGGCGAAATACAGAGGCTCCCCCCCCATATTCACGGCGCGGCAACGCACCAAGTTCTGGCTGAAACCAGACGGAACAACAAATCCTTTCCCTGTATACGTAGCGCCCACGCCTTCTAGGTTGATGTCGGTAATAGTGCCGAGAGTAGAAACTTCGATCATGTCGATGTCCGCACCCTTGCGAATCGTCGTCCCTCGCTGCCCTCCGCGCCCATACCACTTCTGGCTCTGAAGCTGAACTAGCTTTCGAGTGATGATGAAGTCAGGGACGTCAAAGAACACCTCTCCGCCAGCCCCAGCCGCAACAATCGCGGCCTCGCATGCGGAAGTACCGTCATCTCCTCCGCCGGCTGGCCAAAACGAACTGATCGCAATGCGCCGAGCAGAACGTAGAGCCTGCAGTTCGTACCCAACCGTATCTGATGGGTACGTTTCCGCCGGATCGTAACCCATCATTCCGGCGCCACCCGGAGCTCTCAACTGCTGACGCAGCGAGCGGTCGACCTGGGAGACAAGTAAATTCTGATCGGTCGCCCAGTTACCGGTCAGCTCAACCGGGAACGATGCCGGCAGCTTGACGCTGTAGAGGTTGCCATCACGCTCGATGAGTTGGGTCGGACGATCTACGGTCAGCGGAGAGCCGTCGACATACTCCAGCGGCACCGGCTCGTAGCCCTGAGCGGCAAGAAAGTCAGCGACTTGCTGCTCAAGTCCAAACCAGGTTTTTCTGGAAACGCCGAATCGATCGCTCCATGCCAAATTCTCGCGGTCGTTCATAGCCGTGTCGAAGTTCTCGGCGTTATCGTACAGATCACGCGGGTCTTTGGAGCCAAGCGGGTTGCCAGTGGCGTATGTAGTCATGCAAATTCTCCGGGTATGAAAAAGCCCGCTCTATGGCGGGCTATGGTTTTTCGTGTGCGGTCAGTTTGGGGCGCTGGCGTTGTCGTAGGTGTAGACCCTGGGGTCGTAGTTCACCGCACGAACGGATGCCGAGGTATTGCCGTTGGGATCGATGGAACTGATCAGGGCCGGGTATGGGTTTCCCAGCAGCAGGTGTGGAGGTTCGATCTCCCAAGAAACATCAGGGATGAAATCGATGCTGGGAATGCTCAGCCGGTAGTCGTCGATCCTCGACGCCGGATATCCACCGGAAACCGTTCCGTCTGGGCGCCGCAGGTAGAGCGCTGGTGAGTTCAGCAGCGACCAGTCAAGTGGCTCACTGGACTCGATCAGCACCGAGTTTCCCGAGATCACGAACGATTTCAGATATGCGCTCTGCGCCAGCCCAGGGCCGGGAACATCGCCGGCGAGGGCCACGTAATCCCAGAACTCGCTGTTCAGCGCGTCGAGGCCGGTATCGAACGAATACTCTGTTCTCCGGTATCGCTGCGCCATCCGGCGGCGCATCCCGTAGCGCCAGGCTCGGTCGCGGTTTGTGACACCGACAGCCGTGATCTTCTCGACCTTCCTGCCGACATCGCCGGGCAGGCGGCACTGCACGGTATCTTCGATCCAGCCGTTGGCATTGACGAACTCCACATCAACTCCGTCGTAGTCGTCCTCCGACGGAGCGCTGATGCTGATCCTCAGTGGACCATCCATGTTCTGCGGCGAGTACATGCGCCCGAATGTGGTTCTGGGCTCGTCCCGGGCCGCAGAGATCACGCCGCGCTTGATGGTCTTCTCGGCATACCCGGCCGCAAGAACGTCGTCCATGATCTGCGCCACCGTGACCTTGCCGTCCTCATAGATCATGTCGAACGTGTCGCCGCGGGACTTCCAGATGGCGTCCAGCCGATCAAGCTCTTCGAGGTCGAGGTCCGCATCGGTGTAGCCGCGCTCCTTCGCGATGTAGCAGAGGAACGGAACGATGTCTCGCGTTGCGATCTCGGGTGTCCATGCACCGTTCTGCCGAGTCGGTAGCATGCGAGTAGCTTCTACCGAAACGCGGCTTTCGGTCTGCGCTGCGATACGGTCAGACGACCGATACCTGACGGCCATTGTCGTGACGCCGGCGTAGGACGATGGAGCCTGGAGGCGCGCGCGCATCCCGTACCACTGCGTGCGATCCCGGTATTCGGACGTAGAGTTGCCACCCTGGTTGACGAACACTTTTCGAATGCGAAATTCGGGTCGCATCATGTAAGGCAGCGAGATGCCGTCCGTGAATCCTTGCTGATCCAATGAACTCCCTGCGTGGTTCTTGCTGACCGTCGTCCATGCGCCGCCGATGGCCATGTCTCGCCACTGGATGTCGTAATAGGTGCGGATCTGGTAGATCTGCCCTTCCCTGCCTACACCGCACAGGCCTTCCGGGCAAAACACGTCGATCTCGACGAAGTTGGTCTTCTCCGATACAGGGCATGCAGGGAATGGCCCGCGCCAGCCCCCTTCGAGGCTAGTCGGATCGATCGTGACGCGAGACGTAGACGAGTTGAGCGCGGTAAATCCAGGCCAGTCCACATCTACACCGCCGGCACTGGTCAGCCGCTCGACGGTGAGTTGCTGCGCGCTGTAGGACGTGATCCGATAGCGCAGTCCGCGCGGGCCGATTGCGGCGCTGCCGGACCCGGTCTGGAGCGCATTCGCCGGAGAACCGTTGCTGTAGTTGAGCGTCATCGACGTGGAGGTGATGTCGTTCACTATGTAGAGGCCGCCGTTGGTGCCGACAACCTCGATCTCATCGCCAACATCCAGCCCGAGCTGAGCGATATCCCCCGTCACGACGTCGCGATTCGTCCCGCCGCCATCGTTCACCGAATAGGGGTACATCGCCTCAACCCGCAGGATCGTCCCCGCAACCCAGTCAGAGGGGAACGACCCGGCTCCGGCAGAAATGATGATGTTCGTTCCGGAAAACGTGAACGTAGTTGCCGACGGGTTCGGGGTGAGATTGGAGCTCTCGGTCAGGTCCAGGCCGGCATTACCAGTTGAGCTCGCACCAACTTCCTCAACCAGGTGCCACCAGACCGATGCCGGGTGCCCGCTGACGTTCTGCCCTGGTTCGAAAATCTGGAACGAGGCATCGGCGCCAAGCGCCAGGAACGACGTGTCACCGATTTTCGCTGCGCCTTCGGCGATCTGGAACCGACCACGGCCAATGCACAACAGCATTTCGGTCCACTGCTCACGCGGACCGGCGAAATACTTCCGGGGCGGCAGGATGTAGTCTGGATAAATCAGACGACGGCCAGCGACTTCGCGGATCGCATCGCCGAGTTTTACCTTGTTCCCGCGCGCACTGGTTTCAGACAGCGACGCGCCTTGCCCTGGGTTCGTTGGCATGCCAGGCAATTGCGGCATGAGCATCCGAAAAACGGATTGCGCACCTTTGAACAGCGCTGCCGTGATCGTGAACGGATCGGTCCCGCGCGGCAGCTTGTAGATCCGAACGATGTCGCCGCGGTCGATGATGCGCTCGGCCCACTCGCCAGGGTGGACGAACTCCTCATGGGCCTTTTTTTGCTTGTCGGTCAGGTCACCGCAGAGCGCAACCTCAGCGGGGACAACACCGATAGAGAACGGGTGGACGTCGTGGCAGCGGTACCCAGGCGAATTCGCGGTCAGCCAGGAATGAATCGTCATCCTGCGGCCGATCGGATGCCGCTCCAGCGGTTCTCCGTCAAGGAGCGATGGGTAGATTTCGATCACGGTAGAAGACCACCTTGGAGTATTTGTCGGAGAACTTCTGGAGCGGGGTGAGTGAAACCCCGCCTCCCGGGTTGATTTCGAGAACCCGGAGGCGTCCATCCACCTCAACCAGCAGACCTACGTGATCGAGCAGCCGCCCTCTGTAGGCCGCGGCGATGACCCCAGGTCCTGGCTCGCATTGCTCGAGCGCGCGCTGGATCTCCGTATCGCACGCCCTTTGCATCGAAACCGGGGTGCGCCGCGTGACACCGCCGAAGTCGGTCAGCATCGGCAGCCCGAACAACTCAACCCGCGCGATGAGCGTCAGGCCCCAGCAGTCAAGGCACGGCAGGGCCCGTCCGCCCTCGGTATAGATGGCGGTGAGGTATCTGTTCGGCATGGGGTCAGGGCCAGTATTTGAGGCCAGGGAACTCGCTAACGTTGTAGATGTGGCGCAGCGCGGCGGTGTTGATGAGGTCGTAGTAGCCGGCTTCTACCTGGACAGAGAGGCTTTCGAAGTCGACCCCTTTCACGCGCATCCGATACGGCCGCTCGGCCGGCGCAGTCAGGTCGCTTTCGAGGTAGATTCGCAGGACAAGCGTGACCGGCTCTCCGGCGTCGATGGCCTCGGCAATATATTGCTGAGCAAAGCCAGTCACGTTGTCGATCGCAAAGCCAACGTTCTGGTTCCCGCTGTTGTCGCGCTTCGGGATCGAAACGTCGATAGCGCCAGCGATGAATGTCAGTAGCCGTCCGTCTTCTGTCATGCAGGTCAGGTCTTTGAACCCCTGACAGATGAGGATCGGATCGGGCCTGGAGGGCCGAGTAATTTCGATCGTTGCAATCGGAAGATCCGGCCCATCCGATGCATAGAACCGCTCAAGAGCCGTCGCCATGCCGCGGCCACTCCCTGTTCATTGCGATGTCGAAGATATCCGCGAGGAGGATGTACTCGGGCAGAATCTCGGCCCACCCAGCATCGATGACGGGGCGCTCACGCAACTCCAGTGTGGCGGTGAAATCCCAGAGCGAGATACTGCCGCTGACCAGCTTTGGACCGTCATAGATGTCGGTGAATCTGGCGGCATACGCACGCAAACCATCAGGAGTCTCCGGCGTCTTTAGCGGGCATTCGAACCAGTGGTAACCATCCACTAGAACATCACGAAACCATGCCTCAAACAGCATTGCCTCACTGTCGTTGAGCCTCCACCTGACGCTTGCCATAGTTGGAGTAGCGGTGAAGTGACGCCTCTGCCTCGCCCTCCCCGTCTGCATCTCCGTGCGGATTAGAGGGCTAACAGGGGTAAGCCCATAGCCCTCCCGCTGAGGCGGGCAGATATTTGGGTACTGCTTCATGTCCCGCTCCTTCGAATTCCGAATGCCTGGGCAATCGCTCTGGATGCCGGGCCGTCGCCATTGATGTCAGCCACGAACACTTCCAGGAACTCTTGTCGCCCATCTCTCCGGCGCTCCACCTGGCCTGCACGGGCTTTGTTCTCCACGATGTTGACGGTGGTATTCCCGCTCTGTCCCTGGTTTGACCGAACGTCATCAAGCGTCCTGTCGAGCTTTGCGCTCGTCTCTGCCGTCGTCACCCTCTCGCCCTTCTGGAGTAACCAGGTGCCGGTCTCCGGAACAGCATCAATGCCATCGTGAGCCATGCCAGCAAGGGCGGACGCAGCAACTCCGGCAACCATTGGAGCGGTGATGCCGGCAGCCGAAGCAGCCGCCGCCGGAGCCAACAGCGGGCCTACGATTGGGATTGCAGCGGTGCTCGCAAATGCCGCCAGTTGAGCCTGGAAGGCAGTTGCTTGTGCGTTCGCGATGAGAGTAGAGGCGGCGCTAGCCTGAGCAGCTTTCCCGCTCACCAGTTGCACCGCCTGATAGACCAGCCATTGGGCGGCCATCTGCGCGAGGGCATTGATGATGCTTGTGGCCATCGTCTGCGCGATGTTCTTGAAAACATCGGCAAGACTCTCGCCGTCCATGATCATCGAAGCGATGCCGTCTCCTACAGCAGATGTGAGCCCGTCCAGTGTCTGCGTGGTGAAGTCGGCAGCTTGCTGTTGATAGTCCGTGGCTGTGTCGCGATAGTTCTCCCAGGCAGACGTGACGCCATCCAACCAGTTGCTCTGAGCCTCATCCTGAGCTGCGTAGTACTCATGCTGGATTTCCAGGCGCTCGGCCAGAGCCTGGCGCAGGAGGTCAGTTTCTTGGTCGTAGAGTTCCTTGCTGATTTCTGCGCTGTTGAACTGCTTCTGGAGATCGGCAAGCTGTTTGTTGTAGTCCTGCTGGATCTCCAGGTCTGCGCGCAGTCGCTCTCTCAGCTTGTCGCCGCTGCCCGATCCGGCCAGTTCAATCGCAAAACCTGCCCGAGCAGTTGCGTTCGATTCATTGAGCGTTGCACGGAAAGCCTGAGCTTTCGCCGCATCCTCGTTCGCCTGCTTTAGCTGCTTCAGGCGGTCAAGCTCTTCCACCAAGCCATGCAAGCGTTTCTGCTGCTCGGCATTGATTCCAACCAGCTTGCCCGACTCGATTTCGAACTGAAGCTTTGCTACCTCGGTGGCATCCTTGCGCTTGTCGACTTCCGTGTTGATCAGCGCTATCTGTCGCTGATACGACTGCTCAACCGTTTCGTAGGCGCTTTGCAGCTTCTTAGCAGCAGCCTCGGCTTCTTTCCCAGCTTCCTTCTGCTCCTTGGTAAGAGCCTTGAAAGCTCCAGGCTTATTCGCCTGCTCACGAAGCGAAGCTAGCGTTTCGGCCAGCTTGGCTACCTGCCCATTGGTTCCACCCGTTCCGGCGCGGTCGATACTGTCCATAATGCCGGCATACTTGGAGACCGTATTGGACAGGTCTTCTGCTGCCACACCGGCGCTGGCCTTGATTCCGTCCCAGTTTTGCGCAAGGCGTTTAGCAAGCCCGGCGGGGCCGGACGCGAGTTCCAGCCACGTCACTCCATCAAAACCAGCCCTGGCCGTTGCTGCGGCGCCAGCAATCGATTTCCCCACCAGCTCGAACGCTGCGACAGCGCCAATTGCTGTCTTCGCTATCCAACGGAACGAATCGGCAACGAATTCGCCAACACTCACCATCGCCGTGCCTTCCTTGGTCACGTCGAATATAGAGTCAGCGAGATCGCTCAGAATTGGTATCAGCGCTGTGCTTAGTTGGTTTTTTAGGCCCGATGCGCTCTGCTCAACCAGCCAGGTTGCGGCCTGAAGCTCATTCGCCGACTTAATCGTCTTCTCGTCGAGAATCGCGCCAGCGGCCTGGGCGGCGTCACCAAAGGTCTTGAATCCTTCAGCGTTATTGCGAAGCAACGGGAGCAGCGCAGTCGCATCGCTCGCGATAGCCTCCAGATAGAAGGTCATGTCCGACTGGCTGACCTTGGCCTTTTCCAGGCTTGAGACATACAAGCCAAGGGCCTGGGGGCCGCTCAGATTCCGGAACTGGTCTGCGGTCACGCCGATTTTCGGCGCTACGTTCTCGAAAAAGTCAGCAAGCGCGCCACCGCCGGTATTGAGGAAGTCGCCTACCTTGTCGTTCACATCCTTGAAGATGTCAGCAAGCTTCTCCTGCTCAATGCCAACCAGCTTTGCGCCGGCCGCATATTTCTGAAACTCGGTCGTGCTCGCATTGGCAACGCTAGCAAGGTTTGCGATTTCATTGGCATTGCGAACTGTCGAAACAGTGAGGGCAGCAAGCGCGGTAATACCTGCCGCAGTGGCGGCGCCAATTGCGGCACCGACCTTTGCCGCATTCTTCTCGACTTCCTTGCGCCACTTTTCCGAGCGGCGCTCGGCGGCATCCATGCCGGCCACGAAGCCACCAACCTTGGCGATGAGATTGAGAGTAAGCGTCCCTAGGCTGCGTGATGCCATTACGGGCTCCAATGAAAAAGCCCGGAATGATCCGGGCAAAACGAAGGACTAGGCCCAGGTCTCGAGGGCCTGATCTAGACTGATTACGGGCTCTTCTTCATGCGGCATGAAGTCGTACAGCTTGTACGACTCCTTGCTGTGCGTATTGGCGTAGAGCGCGGCGAGCAATGCCGATCCACGCTCTACCCTCATGCCGATATGGAGACTCCCGCGCTTGCTGCGGAACTTGCACCAGCTCAGGAACTCCCTATAGCTGAGGCGGGACTTAGCTTCTGCGATGGTTCTGCCGCCAATCCCGCACATCACCAGCTCATGCCACACCTCATCTAGTTCGCTGAGCTGGTCGTCTTTCCCAGGTTGTTCACCTCGGCGATAACGGTGAGCAGGGCGATGGTCAGGTTTCCATCCAGCGCGCCGCGACCGGGGTCGGCCTCGCCGGTGATATCTGCCGGCGTGAATACCGGCTTACCCTCTTCATCCACGATTGACGCAGCGATCCGACCCGCTACGCCATCAACCTTGCCATTCATGGCCAGAAGGTCAGAAACAGCAGTGCTGTACGACAAGGGCCGGACGTACACGGTTGCAGTCAGTTCCTTATCGCCCTGCTTCCAAGTGATCTCTTTTTCGATGGGGGCCCCGGTGAAGGCGCCAGCCTCTTTTAAGGAATCAATCGACAGATGCATGACCACTCCTTACGCGGTTTTGAGAACCCAGGCGGAACCGCCGGAGCGCTGAATGGTTGCGGTAGAGGTCACTACAGCGTTGGCTGCGAAGTCGAACGGGAAGTCGCTCACATAGCCGCGGAAGACGAACCAAGTGCGCGTCGGTGGCAGAACGAAATCCCAGTCGCCGTTGCTGTCCTGAGCCTCGGTGGGTGCAATGCCGATTCCGTCAGACCAGCCAACCGCAAAAGCGATGTCCTGGTCGATCTGGTCGTCAGACTCGGACAGTTGGTAGAGGCGGATATGGGAACTGTTGCGCGGGTCAGCGTTGAGGGTCAGCGAAGCCTGTCCCGGCGTGCGTAGTCCGCGCAGGTAGCGCCGAACAGTTTCGCTAAGGCATGTGGTTTCGATCTGGTCGGCGGGGTTGCCGCCGGGGTTGAACGCGGTTGCGCACTCGACCTCGATTACTTCGTAATCACCAGTCGGGCTGCCGCTAGAATCTCTGGACGGAACCAGGGCATAGATCTGGGTTCCTTGAGCCAAAATTGCCATTGTGTTTCTCCTGTGGCGGGTTTCTTGAAGCACAAAAAAACCCGCTCAAGGCGGGTTGGTCGGTATTGGTTGGTCTATCGCTGGACTATCCAGTCGACGTCAAAGCTGACTCGGTAGGTCTTGGTATCAGGGTCAACAGATTCCCCTCCCCAGCGGACTACATAGGCTGAAAGCTCAATTGCGTCCCTGATGGCCTTTGCTGCATCTCTGGCTTCCGCAGCGGTGGCTGAGAAAATGTCCACCTGGATGGTGAACCCATCGGCGTCAGGGCGACCCCATAGGTAGTTCTCTGGCGATCCAGATATGGTCTGCCATGTTGCATACGGTTTAACGACGAGCTGGGGGGCCAGGCCAAACTGGTACATCCTCAGCGGGGACGCGCCAAGGATCGCAGTAACAGCGGGGCTACTTGAGCAGACCTTAAAGATTGGCGGGTACATACTCACCCCTGTGCAGCCTTCTTGGCTGCGCGCTTGATGGCCCTATCGATGCCTTTCTCGTATTCAGATACGAAGGTGCTTGTGACTTCTGCGATGTTGTCTGCAAGAGCGCTTCGCATGAAAGGCTGAGCCCGCATGTCTTCTGTTCCGAACTCAAGAAGTCTCCAGTGCGGCGTCGGGGCATTCGCAGTCTTGTCCGAGCGCTCCCCTTTCTTGGGAAGAACGGCACCATGCAGAACGCCAATTCTGAACCCTAAGTCGCCCGTGCGTTTGAACAGACGACCGTTCCAGCGCAACGCGATATTGTCGGAAATACTCCGGCCGGTTCCTGGATCGTCAACTTTCTCCGCACCCTGCTTCGCTGCCTGAACCACGATCATTGCGGCCTTACGTAACGCGGCGCGTCCGCCCCTCAGCTTCACGTCATCGGTAACGGAGTCCAGCTTGCCAAGCAGGGAATCCAGACCGGTGATGCTGAACTCAACGCCGTCAGCCATGGGCTCTCCGAAACGCAAAGCTGGTGATCCCTTCTCGGCCGAGGTCGGATTCTGCCTCGTTCATTTCCACCAGTTCGAAGCCCTGCCGCTCGCACCAGGCAACCAAGCCAGGGAGACTCCAATACCAGCAATGCTCTCCCGGCTTGTAATGCTTGGAGGCCAGGCAGTCGGTCTGATCCTTGTAGATCGGCATGGACACGAACAGCCACTCGCCAACATGGTCGAGCAGCTTCTCCGGCTCGGGAATGTGTTCCAGGCTGTCCCAGCAGGTCACAGCTTCTGCATGATGCTGGTATGGGTCGTAGTAGCGCTCCTGCGCCCTCAGCCAAGCCACCGCTTCCGGATTCACGTCAAAGCCCATCGCGCCGGACTCTGTGACGAAACGGCCTCCGCCGATACCGATGTCTACCACCTGGCCGGCAAAGTGACGGCGCACCAGATCAATGCGAGCCTGGGTCAGCGCAGCGCCCATCGGGGTAGCGTCAAGCAGCTGGTACTTCTCGAAATACGGTCCCGTGTAGTCCATCGGAGGGCGCGGGTGGAAGCCCATGCCAAGCTCTTCAGACCAGAGCAGGCAGTCGGTCAGCCCAGGCGGCAAAGCGTGCGTCATGATCGGCGATCCTTTTGTCACAAGTGTGCTGTTTCAGGGTGCAGCGGCAGAACCTGTCGGGGGCCGCGAAGGTGATGCGGGACAGGTCCATGCACTTGTCGGTGATGTGTTCTGGCGAGTTGTATCCGCCCTGGCCGCCGCAGATGATCCAGGCCGGCACCTTGGCGGCGATGCTGGCCGGAACGATCCAGCCGATGCCGCCAATCACGGCATCTGCGTGCTGGAGCAGCGCCAGCAGTTGTTCAACCGGCAGTTCGCCCTTGTGGAACTGGATGTCTGCCGGCGGGAGTGGATCAAGCGCCCATTCCTTGCCCGGCTCTAGGTCTGCCACGGAAACCACTTTCCAGCCCCTGCGGCGCATCTCTGAGGCAGCGCTGGCGATGTACTCGGGCAGTGGGTTGCGCGTGTCTGCGCGCCACTCAGCGCGAACCGTGGCTGGGCGAACCAGCACATAGCGCCCATCGACTGGCGGAGGACCAAAGTCCGGCAGGTCGAACTCGCCGGGTTCGCAACGGAACGCCTTGCGCAGCCCCTGAATGATCGGGTCTCGGCCGTAGGCGATGCGCATTTGGCCGCCGCCGACAGGGCGGTGCCAGTCGTGCTCGCGCTGGATGTTCTTGGCCTGGGTTCTCAACTGCGTCGCCGGGCGAACGCACTTCACGTCGAGGTCGAGGTAAAGCTCTGGCCAGGGTGTTTCGAGGAATGCGCCTGGGTACTTCCTCAGGAATGCCCTGGAATAGATCGAGTCGCCGAGGCCGAGCATTCCACGGATCAGCATGGATCAGTCAGCCAGTCTGCTACGCAGTTCGTAGCCCATCAGTGGCCAGATTTTGGAGACGGCATTCTGCCGGGAGATTTTCCGGCCGATCTCCGCGTCGAAGTTCGCCGGGCTCGCACAGGCCGACTCGCCGGTGACGGTGAAGCCGTTCTTCAGTACCAGTACGCAGAAGGTCAGCAGGCCGAGCGATCCATGTACGCCCGCAACCACGGCGTCAGGATTGCAGTCAGGCCTCTGATTCACACCATCAGCCGCAGTGAAGTAGTACTCGCCAGCGATATTCGCCTCGATGTCTGCCGGCGTGATGCGTGGCGCAGTCAGGCCCTTGGCTTGGATTTCTTGTTCGATTGCTTCGTCGGTCATTTCATGATCTCCAGAAACGACGAAGCCCGCTCAAGGCGGGCTTTCGTTCGTCAGGGCGGGGTTAGGCGGCTTGCGGATAGATCAGGCGGAGCTGGCCCGGCAGCCCGAATGCCTGCATGCACCTAGCTTCGAAGTCTTTGCGGTCAATCGAACTATCCGCGATCAGCGTGACCATGCGGATTTGCTGGTCGAGCCGATCACGGCCTCCATCGGTCAGCCACTGGTGCATCCTTTCGCTTTCACCGCGGCGAGCCTTTAGCTCGGCATGCACCTCCTTCGGCAGGATGGCGGCGTAAATCCAGCGGTCGGTGATCTGGCCATAGATAGCCGGCGTTCCCTTGGCATGACCTTCGAAAACGGTGCCGGTGATCCTGGCCAGAGCACGGTAGTAGTCATCGCCGAAGCGCTTCTCCCATGGAGCAGGAGCCGTCAGCAGGATCATACCCATCACGCTGTCCAGGCCGGCTTGATTACGGGCGTCGCGGAAAGCCTTCACCAGCCGGAGCTTGAGGTCGACCACCAGGTCGCTATTCCGGGAAAGGCTCAGGAGAAAGTACGCCTGATCTTCATTCAGCAATGCGAAACGCTCAGCCCTGCCGCCGCCTTGGGCCCGCCGACCAACTTCCTTTTGAAACGGCAGTTGGCCAAGTTCCTCAAACTTCCGCTGATAGCGCGTGACAAGGGCAAAGCTGTGCTTGTGCTTAACCCCTAGTTGCTCGGCAATCACGCGACTATCGACGCGCGCCTCGCCGGCGGAGTGAACAAGCTGAATAACATCGGTCATGGATATAGCTCCTTCCGCCTGGAATAGGTAAGCAGGCAGGGGCGTAGGCGGAGCGGACCGACCCTTTTCGGTAGCGAACCTAGCCTGCTTATTTGATTGGCCTGGCGGCCGAGTAGAGACGCAGCGGGGCGGACGGATGAGCGACATCCGCCGTTCGGCTGTACGGGCCTAGCTGCGTGTTAGGTGCCCTTGCGAGCCAAATAGTTACCGGCCGTCCGTCAATCCATCAGAACAGCGCAGACGCCACTCACGGCGAGCGGTGACATCGGTCTCTGCGCTGGTGATGTTGTAGACTCGGCCATCCCAGATGACCCGCCAGGTGTACAGTTCCAACCGTTCTACGGGGAACCACCGACAATTGATCCTGGCAGTGGTCTCCGCCTGCGTGGCATCGGCAGCGATCAACTCGCGACCTGAGCCAGTCAGAACCTCGGCGGGAAGGTCGGCGCGACCAGAGAACAGAACGGCCTCCCAGGTCGTCACCATTTCCCCCGTATCAGGGTCTTGTGTTTGGACCTGCCGCTGAAACTGAATGCGGTGGCGCATACGGTAGGCCAGCATTCAAACCCCCAAGCCGCATCTGTACGGCATCAGCTTCACTTCGGCCGCCTTGCGCAGCGTTGCGATTTCTTCGGGAGCAGCCTGATAGCTGGCCTGAAGCAAAAGAAGCACTCCGATGACCACGCTAGGCGGAATGCCTGGCTCGCTGCTGACTACCTCACTGCTCTCTTCGCAATTGCAAAGGCCATCAAGAGACTGGCGCCACATGAATTGGCAGGCCTCGTCTTCGGCCCCGTCCAGCAGCAATTGGAGCTTGGCGTCATCCCAGTCGTGGATCACATCAAGGAAGGACTTTGCTGTATCAAGCGGGATCATGCTCATTCAGCACTTCCTCCAGCGGGCGTCGGGCGAAGCAGGTCAGCGCTGTTTCGCGACTGCAATTGATGATCTCGATTGTCGGGTTGTTGCGCTTCAGGCGCTCGAACTCGGATGGCCATTCCGCGATCTTGCCGGCGCTCCCAAGCCCCTTCGGGTGGTCACCGTGCCAGTGCGATTGACCATTGGTTTTCTGCATGTCATAGCCCAGCAGGATGATGCGTTTAGCACCCCTGGCGATGGCCAAGGAAACTGCGCCGCCGCCTGAGTTCCTGTAGTGCTCGATGCGCGCCGTCTTGATTCCGAAGGGATTGGCGCTGAGTGTCAGAAGCTCGCCACAGAAGTTTGCTTTGGCCTCTGCGACGTATCTCTCCCACCAGGCCCTATCCATTGCCCACAGTGCATCAGCCCAGGGGGTCAGTCGGAACGTTGTGTTCGTGCAGATGGCCGCCCTCTGCGGCGAGGAGTTCCGCCATTCTCTGACTCGCTCGCAGTCTTCTGCTGTGAGGCTGGGGCCACTTGCGAGGCAGACGGCGACTCGCCAGCCACAGGCTTTGGGATCTCTGATTCCACAATCTGGCAAAGACCGCGCGCCACCAACTGGCGAGCCAGATGCTCGGATGCAAGGTATGCATCACCACCAGCCTTTCTCACGCGACCGCCGTCCAGGTATGAGCGAATTGGCTTGATCATTACGTCAGGCATAGTCACCTCAAAGAAAGAGGGGCCGGTCTCCCGGCCCCTTCCAATCAGCTGGCGGTCAGCGAACCAGTCACGAAAGCCTCGGGGCGATAAACCGCGAAGGCCAGCCGCTCCTCGGCGCGGATGGTGACCATGTTGTTCTCGAAGTCCTTGTCGTTCTCGGTGGAAACCAGAACCTCGATGTCCATGCGGTCGAAGATCTGGGCGCCGAGAGAAAACGCACCGGTCAGGAACTCGTCCTGAGTGATGGCCTGGGTTTCCACCACCGGCAGACGCCAGAGGGTCGGAGTGGTGCCGTTCTGCGGGCTGCCGATGATGTAGCGGTTCTCGGCGTCCTTGGTCAGCTCGATCAGCGCCCAGTCGATGGGGTTGAGCACGATACCGCTGGCGGGGAACTCGGCCAGTTGCGCCTGAAGGATCGCCAGGCGGATGCGGTCGATCCGCTGTTCTGCGGTTACCACTACGCCACTCGGCGGCGCGTAGGCCTGCGCCTGCGGAATGATGCCGTGCAGATTGGCGCCGGTCCCGTTCCCGTAGAGCAGTTGACCTTCTTCGACCAGCATCAGGCCGTAACGAGCGCGCGCATCGATGTAGCTCTGCAAGGCCGATGCGTCGTCCAGGATCTGGCGACTTGCCTTGAACAGGTGGGCGATAGTGCGAACCGGCGCGTTTTCCAGACCGAAGTTGAGGTCGGAGTACGGCTTCTGGGTGCCTTCCGAAACAGGAGCGGCGTTGTTGACGAAGCCGGTCTCGCGGACGTACTCGACGGAGTTCGACTCAGTGGTGCCAGGCGCAACCAGGTCTCGGATGGTCAGTCGACGCTGCGGCGCGGCAACGACACCGGGGCGACGATCAGGAGCAACCAGGGCGCCGCCAGAGCTGTCGATGGAGGTGATGGCCGAGCGCGGCATGGATACGCGATGCGAACCGCGCAGGGAGCTGGTTACACCCTGCTCTTTCAGGCTCTCTGCGACCATTTGGCCGGCGGTCTTCGGTGCTTCCTCGCCGCCGTCACGCTTCTCGTTGGCCAGCATGGCTTGTTCCGCGGCGCTCAGTCGTGCTTGCAGTTCGCCCTGAGCAGTCAGCAGTTCGTCGACCTTGGCGCGGGTTTCCTTGTTCATCTCGCCGAAGTTGGCGATCTGGGTGTTGACTTGTTCGGCCTGGGCCTTGATCTGGTCGCCGACCTGCTTGAGGCTGGCGTTCAGTTCGCCGATTTGTTTTTCGAAGTCGCTCATTGCGATTCTCCTTGGAGGAATTTGGTGATGTCTTGTGCTGCCCTGAGTGCAGCGGAGAGGTCAGGAGCGACAGCGCCAGGCATATCGGTCGGGGTGTCACCACCCCCGCCAGCAGCGCCAAGCATGCTGGTCTTGAAGTCGTTGATGAGTTCATTGCGCTGGCTTCGCGGCATGCCGCTGCGAGCCAGGGCGGCATCCATTCGGCGCTTGGCCAGGATGGCTTCGCTGCGGTTGCTGGGAGCGCTGGAGATCTCGTCGGACTCCAGGAAGGCATCTGCCCACCCTTTGTCGACGGCTTCGCGCCCGCCGATCCAGGTCTCGGCGTCCATCTGCTTCACGATGTCGTCGATGTCGATTCCCGTGCGCTGTGCGTAAATGTCAGCCAGCGTCATGTCGAATGGCTCCAGCCAATCGGCTATCTCACGGAGATCATTCCGATTACCCATGGCGATCAGCCAGGCGTTATGGATCATCAGGAAGGCGGCGCGGCCGATGCGGATTTCATCCCCCGCCATGGCGATGAAAGAGGCGGCAGAGGCAGCCAGGCCGATGATGTTCACCGTGACCTTGCCCTTGTGCTCGCGCAGCAGGTTGTAAATAGCCAGGCCTTCGAATACATCGCCGCCGGGGCTGTTGATATTCACGGTCACATCGACATCGCTGCCTATGGCGCGCAGAGCGCCAGCAATGCGTTTTGCCGTGACACCTTCACCGGTCCACCAGTCGTAGCCAATCGGCTCGTAGATGGTGATCGTGGAGTCCGGGTTATCGCCAGAAGCTGCTCGAAGCTCAGGACGCCATGCATCTAGCGCTTTGGGCGCCAGGTCGCACTGGACGCCCGAGCGCGGGCGAGCCTCCGGCGCTGCCGGAAGATTTCGCAGAGTCATGGGTTACTCCTGTGTTTCTTCGAAGTCGGGCCCAGGAACTTTCAGTCCTGCACCATGCTGATTTACGAGTTGTCGCGCTTCGTCGGCGGTGATCATCTTCCCAACGCCGAGGTAGGCCTTTTGAACCGCCTCTACGGCGGAGAGCTTTCTTTCGCTGCCCCCCCCAGTTGATCTAGGGGAACCAGGTTGGACTGGACGGTGAGAATGTCTCCGCCGGGGAGTTCTGGCAGGTTCTCTTTCCGGCGACCTTCGTTGCGGGTCATGAAACCGTTTTGCGCCATGGTGCTGTACCAGGCAGCGCGACCAGCGCTATCAGCCTTCAGGAACCCCTCAAGGGAGAACTCGGCGTAATAGCGAATCCGCTCGGGCGCAGTTAGCAGCCGCTTATTGACGCACTGCTGAATCTGATTGGTGATCGAACTGATCGAGAATGTCAGGAACGCGAGCATCTGCTGTTCAAGCCCTGTCCCCCAGTTGCTCCCCTTGTCGGTCTGGCCAATCATCCAGGGCGGCACCCCGAACCATCTGCAAATCTCGATCACGCCATGCTCTCGCGTCTCCAGCAACTGAGCATCGACCGGATTGATGCCGATGGTTTCAGGGGTAATCCCCTGCTCCAGAACCGGGGATCTTCCGGAGTTCATCGCGCCCGATACGGACTTCACATACTCCCTGAACTCCTCCCGCTGCGCAGGCTGGAGAATGCGGTCAACCTTGAAGGCGACCGTGGGTAGAAGTCCGTTTTTGAATGTGCCGTTGGCTGCATCCTCCGCCGACATGACCGAACCGAAGACATCAACGCCGTACCGGATTGCAGAAAGACCAATTCGACCATCCAGCGTGAACGCCGGGATGTGCAGCATGTTTGTGCGTTCGATCTCTCTACGAGCACCCTTCCTTGGCGTATAGAAGTACTTCAGCCGACCGTTGTCATCACACTCCAGGTCTACCCGCGAAGGAAGCAGGAAGTCCAGTGCAGCCGGCCTGCCCGCAGCGCGGCGAATCTCCGCGTATGCGTTCCCCCAAAGCAGCATCGATGCGACCATGGCCTGCCAGAACTGGAAGGCCGTCATGTCGTCGTTGGGGCTGTTGTGAACAACATCGTAGAGCGGGAACGACCGAGCATCGACTCTGCTTCCGTCCGCTTTCCGCTCGTACACTCCAAGCGGAAGACCGGCGACAGAAGTAGAGATCAAGCGAACGCAAGCCCATACCGCAGACAGCTTCATTGCCTTGTCGACAGTGACCTTTTTCCCGCTAGACGACTCTCGCCCCAGGAACTGCGACCAGAACGCGCCATCTGTCAGGCGGATGGTCTTATCCTTCCAACCGAACAATGAAGACCTGGGCGCAGACGTAGCACTGCTCAGGACTTTTCCGAGACTCTTACTCACTGGTCAGCCCCTTGCGAATGAACGCCGCTATGGCGAACGCCGACGCCGCACCGGAAATGAGCGCCCAGCCGAGCCCCAGCAGCACGAAGGTTCCGGCTACGAAAAGAGCCAGACCAAGGACGCCAAAGAAGAGGTAGAGGCCAGTAGCGATGTTCATGCGATGATCGGGTTCCGTATGGCGTTCATGAAGTCGTCGCCGTCATCAACGCCGGCAACCAGGGCGCGCCCCATAGCCATGATCAAGGTCACTGGACCATCGATCTTGCAGTTGGGGTCGTTGTCGTTTTCCTTGCGCGGGTAGATGTTTTCCTTGGCATCGATCTTTGCCGCCACATTTCCCATCATCCAGGTCATGACTGGGTTTCCGTCATGCCAGAGCGTCCGCGCTATCACCCTCGCCTCCACCTCCTTCATCGGGTCGCTCATGTTCTTCACCGTCTGGTTGAAGTCCACGACCGGGATTGAGGTGTTCGAGAGTCGGGTAATCAGGTAGTTGGCCTGCCAGTCGTCGAAGGCGGCATCCTGCAGGTCGATCTGTTTTGCTAGGTCAAGGATGTCTGCCTCGATAAAGGCGTAGTCCGTCATGCTCCCGGGCGTCAGGATCAGGTGACCTTCAAGTGCGAAGTTCTGATACTTCTCGTTTTCCTCGGCAGCAGCTTCGGGGGCATAGAACCGCGGGATGCAGTAGAACTGACCAGCTTTCTCGAACAGCATTACCAGGGCGGCCACGTCTTTCTTGCTCGCCAAATCGAGCGCCATCCAGCAGCGACATCCGGCCATGTCCGCAACCGTTAATTCGCGCTTCTGACGCTGCCAGGCCAGCATGTTCATCCAGACCGTCCGAGCGCCAACCCATTGGTTCAGGTGCTTGGTGCGGAAGGCGTTCTGCTTAGACGCCGAACGCTTGGCCTGCTGGAGCTGAGCCAGGAGGAAGTCAGGGAAGACCGACACTCCGTAATTCGGATTGGCCTTGATCAGGCTGGCCGGGTCATCCCACGGATCATCCTCATCGATCGTGTAGATGATCCCGAAAATCGTCTCATCGATCGTCTGACCCTCGAGAATGCGGATCACATCCCGTCGCTTCTCGTAGCAGGGTCCGCCGAGATTCGAACCCGCCGTCGTGATGATCGACAGCAAAGGCTGCTCCCGAGCGCCCATGCCGGTCTGCATGGTGTCAACCAGGGCATCCGTGTCGTGTTCGTGGTACTCGTCCACCAGGGCCGCATGGGGACTTGCACCGTCCCCTGGGTTGCCGATCACCGTCTCGAACTTCGACATGTCCTCCATGACGAACATGGGGCCAGGGTTCTTCTGGTTGCCAGAAAGCTCGATACCGAATCGGTTACGCAGGTTCTCCAGCTTGTGCGCCATCATCCACGCTGGACGGAAAACCTCGAAGGCCTGCTTCTCGGTGGTGGCGCCGGAGTAGACCTCGGCCCCCGACTCTCCATCTGCGGCGAATAGGTAAATGCCTCGTGCGGCAAGACGGGCCGACTTCCCGTTCTTCCTGGGAATCTCTTCGTAGGCCTCGCGGAACCTGCGCTTGCCGGTTTCCTTCTTCACCCAGCCGAAGATGTTGGCCTCGATGAATACCTGCCAAGGCTCGAACACTAGCTTCGACTTCGAAGCGCTCCATTTGCCTTTGGTGTGAGGCATGAGCTGCATGAACTTGACAGCACGATCTGCCTTGGCCTCATCGAAAACGTATGGCCAATCGTCATCGCCCTGGCGGTCCAAGTCATTCAGGAAGCGCTGGCATGCAAGCTTCACATACCGGCACGCAACGATACCCCCACTCACGACATCGCTAGCGTACTGTCGCGCAATGTCGCTGGGGGTCATCTCAGAAATCCTCGAACTCGTCCTTCTCCTTCGGCTTTTCCAGGCCGAACTTCTGGCGGTCGGACGGCGTTAGTCCAAGCCGGGCCAGGTTTCCGATCAGATGGGTGTACTTGCCAACCGCGAACTCTGTCGGGTTGGCACGGTATTCAGCGAGCAGGTTCGCGGTGACCTCCAGGATGATCCGGTCCGATCCCGTCAGAACGCCCTTGATCGACTGAGCGCACAACTCTTTCCATGCGAGACGAGCGGGGCCTTGCAGATGGATGGGCGCTTCGCCGACCTCCCCCTCTCCCTTTGCCGGCTCCTGCCGGTAGCGCTGGGGGTTTTTCTTGTCGGCGCCTTTGAACTTGGCGACGACATCTGGCTGTTTGTGTCGTGCCATCTTGAAACCTAAATTCTGTGGAAATGGAAAGTGACTTGGGGGCGCGGTGTCCTAACGAAAAGTTCTAAGGTTTTGACCCGCCCCACCCCTATAAATGAGAATTTTTCTCATTAACTAGATTTTTCGGCAAAAACGCACGAATACAGTGAAAGCCACTGCCTTCATTCGTAAATATCTCGATATCGTCGTGTCCGCGCACTGAGAGAACCCGACTATTTCCTAGATGCCGCCGACTCCCTCGCCGTCTTCCTCGCATGACATGGGTAGCCAGCAATAGCCATCAGGTTGGAGTCATCGTCTGTGCCGCCCTGGCTCAGCGGGATGATGTGGTCCACCTCTGTGGCGATCCTCTTCACCCCCTTGCACTCTGGGCACTGGCACATGTAGCCATCCCGCTTGAGGATGCGCTCTCGCTTGCGACGCCATGGCCTGCCACCACGTCCGTTCCCCCATGCCTTGTCCTCTACCTCGTGCTTGGTCACTCCCTTGGCCTTGGGCTTGGTGTGACGCTGAGGGAGGTCAGGCACTTCCGGATACCTGATTGCAGGCCGCCTGATCCGGAGGATTCCAGCCTTGCCGCCTAGCTTGTGCCGGTCTGAGGAACGAGAGCTTTCCGCCTTGCCATTCATCAGGATGGAGCGCCAGCAGTCCGGAGCGCAGCAGAGGCTCGAGAACCTTCATGGCACTGACTACCTCGCCGCTGTACCCAGCAATGTCATCAGGCGTCCAGGGCCGATTGGGGCTGACCTCGACTCCTGCAGGGATCGGGTGACTCTTCATGAGGGATTTCCTTCATCAGACATCCCGATGAGCTTCGCGACCATCAGGGCTTCGGCGAAATCATTTGCGTTGGCATCTCGCCAACGGGAGAGCCCGCATACGTGGTAGATCAACTCCCGGCCAGGGAGCGGGCTTTCGGGGCGCTCGATCTTGTAGCGAACCTGGACAACCAGCTTGCCGAACCATCCGCGACGGACCCGGACAGCAGCTATCTGGGTTTCCCTGGCGGATCCCATAAACGTCGACATCATCGTTCCCCTGGCGGTGTTGCCAAAAGGCTATTACTGCGTACCGGCTGATGCCCCTGGATCGATGTTCCATCCAGATAGCTGGTCGGCATGGTGTCAGGATCCTCGCCGTCTTCGGCGAGGGCCTGGATCAGGAGGTGCAATAGCTGATTGGTCTTGCGCTGCTCATCGAGGAGGTCGCGCAGAATGATTCGAACCTCTTCTCCGGATTCAGTCATTGCTTGCTCCAGATCGCTTCGGCTTGGCGGCCACAGCAGAGGCCGCGCGCTCCATGGCAACTCGGGCCCACTTCTTGGCCCATTCACGCGTCTTGTTACAGAAGGTGCACTTGGTCATCAGCTGCGCCTTCCCTTAATTGCCTCAAGATACGCATCGTATGAGATGCGCGACTCCATCCCTTCCCCGCAAAGCCTCACGTGCTCATTGTCGAGTGCGAACGTGACCGTGACCGCTGGCACGAAACCGTCATTGCTGATGCTCAAGGAAAGCTGACCAGGAAGCGGTTTCCCGTTGGCGTCACACAAGATCAGGCTCGTGCCTGTGTTCTTCAGTAGAAGCGGAGCATCCATCAGTACACCCTCAGAATGTGGGCCAGATTCCCCCGCGCACGACACACAAGACCGAGCAGGATCGCCAGGACCAGGGTCAGCCAGGGAGAGACAGGGTTCAGCCTGTAGCCGTGGAGCGCATCGAGCATCACGCTCAGGGCGAAGCATCCACTGCCTACGCACAGAAGGTAGGCGAGCCAGGAAACGCCCCGGCGATACCTCGCGCCTTGCCGGCGGTATGTCGCCAGCCTCATGCAGATGGCGCCGCAGATCATCGCGGCCACCAGCGTCCAAGGGTCAACCATTACGACCTCCAAAGCGGTCCGCAATGAAGCGGAGCCAACCAGGCGTCTTCCCCCCCTGCACCCACTCCAGCAAGCTGGTGCCCACTGCGACGCAGAACAATGCCCCGCCACACGCGACCAGGCCCGATGTTCTGGCCCATTCTCGCCCGATGACTTCGCCGGCGACGTAGTAGCCAACGATCCAGGACACGACGAAGTAACCAAGGCGAGCCCAGGCCGAGATGTCCTTGGCATACACCACGAAGAAGATAGCCCCAGCAAAAGCCCCGATCACTGCATTGGCATCAATGCCAGGGATCAACGCAGACGCACCAATACCGACCAAGCCGGCGACTGCTACCGCACCACTCGGCTCGGCCATATTCACGTACTCCAGATGCAGAAAGCCCAGGTCATAGCATGGGCCTTGTAGTGTGGTGCCGGCAGCAGGAGTCGAACCCGCAACCCTCTGATTACAAATCAGCAGCGCTCCCTGTTGCGCCATACCGGCTTATTGGCTGACGCGGATGGGATCGAACCATCGACCAATCGGGTAACAGCCGACCGCTCTACCTCTGAGCTACACGTCATTGAATCGAGTTTGGAGCGGCTCGCGGGACTTGAACCCGCAACATCTGACTTGGAAGGACAGCGCTCTGCCAGTTGAGCTAGAGCCGCACCATCTAAAAACCATCGATGAACACGACGAAATCTAACCCATCCTCTTCCGCGAAGATCGTGCCGTTCTCATTGATTTCAACTGCCTCTTTGACAACAGACCTGGCGAAAGTCCGCTGATGCGCGTCCCATTCGTGCGGGATAACGACCTTCGCCTTGGGATCTTGCTGCTGTAAAAGCGAAATCAAATCTTCTACGGTCATTTTTTGACCAACCCTCGACTAGCCTTCATGGCCCAATCTAACACTGCGTAAGCGAGCCATGAAGGAATAGGTGCGCATCCGTCTTTTCGAAAAACAGCATTCGCCTGCATAAACAAAAAGCCCAGCGCTAGGCTGGGCTCTGAATAGGTGCTCTCCTCACTCCTCCAACAACACTGACCTGGGAGGACTACGCAACCATTATGGTTTCGCTGGAGTTTCACCAGCTCATCAGACGCGTTAGTTGGTCAGCCCTGGACACCTACTTGGAGAGCGGCGGTGTCGTTTGCTCGTAATAATTGGAGTGGCCGGTGCTGATCTCCGGCAGGAAGCGTTTCCGGGGTTAAGCCTCAGGCTGTGTTTCCAGGGAGCCGTCTCTGCATCACCAACCATCTTCCACTCGGTCTGCGCCTCAGCCTGCGCATTCACTCCGTGCCGGGCTTCCACCGGCTCCCACTTCACTTTAACGCCTGCGTGTCCAAGGCGATCCCGGAGTATTAGGTCGCGGTAGGGCCGGGTCCCACCTTTGACCATCCTCGGCCGCGTAGTCGCAACCCGAAGGATTTGGTAGCAGGGGCTGACTTATGCGCTAGGTGCTGGTTTGTGGCGGCGCGCATGCGTCCTGATTCGGTGGCAGTTTGCACAGACTAGATCGCATTTCGCTATTTCCTCTAACAGCTTTTTCATGCTGTGAGGGCTGGCAACAAGATTCGCAACATTATCAATCTTCAACTCACCTTCGCGGTGATCGAAGTCCATCACGAATGGCGGGAAGCTATGGCCGCAATCGCCGCATGGATGGCTTTTAAGGTCGTCAACCAGCTTTCTAAAATCATCCTTGAGTGCTGACTTTCTGGCTTTCGCCCGTCGCACATACGCCTCTTTATTTCTCTGGTAGTGCAGCTTTGTAGCGAAAGCCTTACAGGCGTTGCATTGGGAATGCCGACGACCTTCACCTCTGAGAGGGAATTGGGCCAATGGTTTTAGGGTGCCGCACTTGGTGCACTCCTTCTCCATCTACCACTTCTCCACCCTGCGTCGAAACAAAAAGCCCCGGCAGATGCCAGGGCCTCAAAGCCGCCAATCCTCAAACGCGCAAGATCAGCAGGATGGGAAAAGTTTGTTGCATTGTTGCGCCACTGTCAAGCCACATCTGCAATCAAAACGCCTTCTCTTCGCAGAATATTCTCAGAATCATTAAGTGCCTCGTTGATCATTTCATACAGGGTTCGCTCGACACCTTTCTTCCACCTCCAGTAGGTAGTCCGGTTCAAACCCTGGGAATCCCAAGAGTTGATGTCGTAGAACTGCTGTGGCAAGACGATCATGTCGCTGGAACGCTTCCCCTCGACTCCCTTCAGCTGCGGGATAGCCCAGGCAGTTACTGCCTTCATCACGAACAATTGAGGCGCGTGGCTTGCAATAACTGGCACCAGCGCACTGATGGACTCGACCTTCTTTGCCTTGTGAGTACTGTACTTGGCCACCAGTGCGTTCCAGTGCCGAGGCTTGAGCTGGCTGTGTAGCCTGGCATGCACCCAGCAATCGGCATCGATGCGCTTGATTCCCGAACTGTTAGAGGCCCTGATCAGCCCGGCCAACCCCTCACTGTCGGCGTAACCCGGCTGGTAGAGCTTCTGCCAAGCTTGTTTAGCAGTGTTGTCGATGGTTTCCGCCGCCAGGGCGGAGACGACCGCTGACAGAATGCTGGTGTAGATCATGCTTCCCCCTTAATCAGCCCGTACTCTCGAAGGATTACCCATTGCTGGGAGACGTATTCGGCCAGTGTCATGCCGTTGCCCTCTTCAGTTCGCGCCCCCAGGCCCGGAACTTGGCCTTAAGCGCTTTGATTTCGTCGATGGTCAGCTTCAGGGGCTCATGAGGGCCTTCCAGCCACTCGACCTTCTCGGCGCCGATCTTGCGCACCAGGTTGATTCGATAATTCACGATGTCGCCGGATTTGTGGTTGTTGCATGGGGCGCATTGTTTGTGGACGTTCAGCGGCTCGAAGCGCAGCTCGGGGCTGGCTGCAACCGTCCTGTAGTGCCCGGCGTGATACTGACCATCGTGATGGCGACCGCAACTGATGCACGGCTGATCCGCGTCACGCAGGCGGATGAACTCGTTGAAGGCCTGCTGAGCCTCGCGCAGGTGATCCGACCGACTCTTCAACTTCTCCTTCCGAACCCTGACCTCCCTCCGCTCGCGGTCTGCGACGGCCTTCCGTGCCGGCTTGGCGTGCTTGTCCTTGATGGCCAGAGCGCAGGCAGGAGAGCACACGCGCTGCCCGAAACGCTGCGGGATGAACTCTTTGCCGCAGGCTGGGTTCTTGCACTTCCTGGGCTTCGAACTGCGGACGGAAAGCGTCATGCAATGCCCTCCTCTGCTTCCTCGCGCAGTGCGTCAATGGCGTACTGCGGGACGACGTAGCCCAGCCCTTTCAGATACTCCAGTCGGTCCGCACAGGCCTCTTGATCGGCGTCATCGAAGCTGTCGCCGTCGTGTGGAAGACCGATCAGCACACGATCAGCCGCATCAACCATTGCCATTACCTGGTTGTGGCGCGCCAAGAACTGGTCAACGTACTCCGGCTCGAAAGGAACCAGGGCAGGCAGTTCATCCTTGAAAACCACCCTATTGGCGGCAACGTGAGTGACAAATCCACCGTCTACGCTTTCGTAGACGTAAACATCGCACTGGAAATCATCGCTGCTCCAACGGCAGTAGCTCATGCCTCCACCCCCTTCGCCTTCTGCTGCTCGGGCGCCTGGTCTTTGGGCAACGGCATGAGGTGGCGCTCTTCGCAGATACCGAACCCTTCGCGGACCTCCTTGTCCGTGCGGAAGAACACACCCTCCCCGCGAACAATCCAGCAGCCGATATCGGAGTGTCGGTATAGCTCTGCACCAGGCCCGACATACAAGTCGCCGTCCTCCACGAACGCACTCAGCTCGACCACCTTGCCGATGTTTTGGGTGAGCACATTGGCGCCGATGATCATGGCAATGTCACCAGCCTTAAACTTGCTCATACTGCCTCCTGAATCATCAGCGGCCACCCTTGCTCCGCGGCCCATGCTTCGATCTTGGTCATGTAGATGCCGAACTCATCGACGCTAAGCTTCGTGGTGCTGATGCCGCGCAGTTCGGTAGAGCCGTCAGGCAGCGCAACATCCTCGCAGCCGATAAACCAGCGCTTGAACTGCTCGTGCCATACCTGATCGTCGAACTGCCGGTTATCGACCCAGGCGACTGCGGATAGCTCGCGCAGAAGCGACCAGTAACGCTTGTTCTGCTCGATGGATCGCTTCGACTTGAGGGGGCGAAGGACCAGTTCGTAGCCGCCCTGAGCGTCACGCATGAGGCCCTGGACGAGGTTCCAAGCGGCGAGGAAGGCAGGACGGATCCCAGCAGAGCCTTGAATGCGAAAGGTGCGGTCAGCCATGGAGAATTTCCTCCCTCGGTGTGATGCCAGGGATCATCTCTGCGCGACGGCGAAGAACTTCTGCCCGCTCATGCGGGATTCCAGTCCGATCAGAAACCCCGTTGCGATAGCCATGCATGTAGGCGGCATTCGAGCGCTGGGCGCGCAGGCCGTCCTTGCCGGCCATGTAGCCCTGAACCATTTCCCAATCGGCGTCCGAGTACATGTCCGTCTTGCGATAGTTCGGCATCACTCGACCTCCTCCGGCTTGGCGCCGGGAACCTCAGAACTGCAAGCAGCTGGCGGCCAGTGCCCCTTGTCCTCGAGCAGGTCCACGCACAGCGCGACGCACGCATCGCAGATAAGCGCCGATGGGCCTTTGATGAGAGCCTTGAGGTCGTGCTCGGACTCTCCGCAGAACGAGCAATAGTGAGTTTTCTCGCTCATTACACAGCCCTCCGCTCAGCCCGTTCAGCGCAGTCCCGGCATTTACGAACGCCAGGGATGATCGAACGCCGCGCTACCGGGATCTCCTCGCCGCAGTCTTCACACTCGTGCAGGCTCTCGCCGACGTACTTGACTCGGGAGTACAGGCGTTCAGCGAGTTCACGCTCGGCGTAGTCGTTGGCGATGTCGCAGATATCAGCCACGGGTCACCTCACGAGCTTTGCGTCCGTAGTAGCGGACAAGTCTCAGCGCCTGACCGCGCTTCTGCCGGAGCTTCTTGCGTTGGATGCATAGCTTGAAAGCCTCTAAGCAGGCCTCACATTCGAAGATGTCGCTATCAAGTTCGTCGGCAGGCTCTTCGCCGAGCCATGAATCAACTGGGAGGCGGCCGCCGTTCTGGAAATAGCGTCCAAGATGCGTCTGCGCCACATAGATCGGATCTGGCCCACATTGGCCGGCCAACATCTCGAATGGCTTCTCACACTTTTCTAGCGCTTCGGCTATCTGCGACTTGAACGCGTTAATCTCGTCCAGCACCGCCGAAAAGCGAATGCATGCCTCGGCAGCCTGCTCGCGATAATTCTTCTGATCAGCCACTACTCAACCCTCCCTTCCGGCCAAATGCTCTTCACGACCGCGAGCGGGTCGCAGTCTTCCATCAGGATCATCGTGAACGCCGGGCGACCCGGCAGAACTACCTTCCAGCAGCGCTTCATGCGGCCTCCTGATCGGCTTGTTGTCGGGTGACTCCGGAGAACTCAATCCACTGGCGAGGCCTGTGCCCTTCGCGCTCCATGTACTGAGCTGACGCTGGGTCAAACCAGAGCGGGATGGTTTCCTCGATGCCGGTGAGGCGCTGCTTTGTGATGACCATCTTCACGTCGGAGTGAGATGCGTAGTACGCGCGGTCCTCTTCGCTTCCGTCCTTCATCGCGACCTCTTTCTTCTTGTTGCGCCAAACGGTGATCACGTTGTCGGCTAGGTCGGTGAGGATTGCGCCACCTCGAACGTCGAGCTTCCCCGGCAACTTGGTCTCGTCGTCAGCCTTGCGCGGGTGGGCAACCAGATGGACGTGGACGCCCATTTCATGGGCAAAGCCAACGATGGCTTCCATGGCCTGCTTCTGGCCGTTGTAGTCGTCCTCGGCCATGCCAAGCTTCGCCAAGCTGTCGACTACGAATTGCTTCACTCCGTACCGCCGAGCGGCGTAGCGGAAGGTGTCGATCATCTCGGCGGTATTGGCCGAACCCATCTGGTTGTAGATCCACAACCGGCCCCCCAGAAAATCCAGGATCGCGTGGATGTATCCGCGGGATGGCAGGTTCATTCCTGCCGCCTGGCGAACCATGCGTTGCAAGGTGCGCTTGGCCGGCATCTCCATTGAGGCGATGCAGAACTTCTCCCCCTGCCTCATTCCGTGGAAGGCCAGGTAGTTCAGAAGCTGGGATTTCCCGTGACCGCTCCAGCCGGTCCAGATAGTGACCTCACTGTCGCGGAACCGAATGGTGTCGTGAGACTTCTCCCACGGGGTCGCCATCCCCATTACTACCGGGTTGCGCTCAAAGAACTCGGCACAAACGTCATCGGCGAAGGTTTCGGCTCCTACCAGTTTCTCCGGATCAAGGGTCTTGGCCTTGGCGTAGCAGTCGTCAATGTCGTCTCGTGTGTAGAACAGGGCATCCAGGGCTTCGTTGAAGTCCTTACATCCCAGGTCCAGGATGCGGCAGCGCTCACGCCCCAGGCGCTTAATCAGTTCCTCGGTCGCCTGTTTCCCGGCCTCGTCGTTGTCCATGGCGAGGTAGATCACATCGAACCGGGAGAGTCGCGAGTATTCGTGTTCGATCCACGCCTGTTTCTCACCCTTCCCGCCACCGAACGGAACCGACAAAGCTGGTCGGCCATACTGCCAGGCGGTCATGGCGTCGATCTCGCCCTCGGTGATGGTCACTTCTCGAGCGTCATCGGGAATCGCCTGCCAGCCGAACAGGCACGGTTCAGAATCCCTAGAGGCGAAGATTTTCTTCTTGCCGTTTTCGCGGTCGATGCACAGGGTCTTCCAGTGGATCAGGGTCCCATCACGCAGGAACGGGAACACAATGTCGCGTCCCTTCTCGCCGATCTTGAATGCCGCGATGGTTTCCGGCTTGAGTCCACGGCCAGCGAGGTAAGCCATGACCGGAGACTCCTGGGCAGGCGCCTTGCACTTCGGTCGCTCCGGGCGAACATAGGATTTCTTGGATGGCGCATCGAGCTTGGGTTCGGCGATGCCCAGATAGGACTTAGCCTCGGTCAGCGCCGTACCCATGTCGCAACCACGAACAGCACGCCACAGGTCCAGCAAGTCGCCGGTTTCGCCAGTCGAGAAGTCGCACCAGACACCTGCCTTCTCGCCCTTGAGGTGAACCCCAAGGCTCTGGCCCTTTTCACCATTCACGCTACCGACACGCCATTCCGAGCCTTCACGCTTCCCGCCGGGCAGCAGGTGGTGCGCAACGTCGATTACGCGATCGGCGAGGCGTTGGGCGATCTGCGAGGGAGTCATGCCAGCCCCCTGGAGCGCAGGTAGTCCCAGCGATACCCAGAGGCGCGGTCGTGGGTTTCGTCGCTCAGGATGCGGCGCTTCTCGATCGGCAGATCGATATCTGCTTCGTGCCAGAAGTAACCCGGGAGCAACTTGCCGTCAGGGCCAAGCCCCTTGCGGATCGGATGGACGTTCGCCGGCTGCATGGCTTCCCGCCAGTGCTCGTTCGGGCCGAAGAACGTCGCGGCCTGCTTGACGTACTCGGTGCCGACCTTGCCCTTGGCGATCATCTCGGAGGCATAGGCCTGCACAGCGGCGTCAAGCGCCTCGGCGGTTACGCCCTCACGGATTCTCGCAGCCCAGGCCTTGTGGGCGGCCTTCTTGGAATTTCCGCCAGCGCGCTTCGGGTACTTCGCCCAGCACGCCTCGAACTCAGCCGAATAACCCGCCGTGTCATCGCCAGATGGCACAAGAGGTTTTTCTTTTGGCTCTTGGTTCTTGGTTAGTGGTTCTTGGTTAGTGGTTAGGTGACCATCCGTGCACGTTTCGTGCTCGTTACGTGCACGCTCAGCCCTGCGCTTTGCCTCACGCTCAAGAGCTATCTGCTTGTTTTTCTCAGATTTTTGATAGAACGACTCGATTTCCTCAGCGATCCTCTCTTGGGTGTAGCGACCATCAACCAGCACGAAAAATCTGTTGAGAACGAACTCAACAGCCGCGATTTCTTCAGCGCTACGAGCCCAGCACCAATCGATTGCTTCATCCCTGGTAGGGAATCGTTCACGGTCGTAGCACGCATCCATCAAGAGCGTGTACGCACCGTGCTCCAGCATCGAAAGCCGCCCTGCCTTCTTGTGGTAGTCGCCAATGTTCCGCTTGAAGTAGTGCATCATTCGTCCTCCAGCGGATTGCGCATGTCTTCGCGCATGGAGGCGGCGAGAATGCAGAGATCGCTTGTGAATTGGTGGAGTTGATCCAGAGTAATGGTCACAACCTGATCACCCTGGCAGATGGAAATGGAGTCCTTCGCCGGACGAAGCTCCAAGGCGTTGTAAGTCAGCGTTCGAGGTTGCATAATTCACCTGTCACCTGATGCTGTTTCCCCAAGCGTGATTCGGCTGCCACCGATCCACGCACCGACAAAGCCCTGTAGTAGTCGCGCAGGGCTTTGTTGTATCTGCGCCTCCACTCGCTCGAACCCATCTCCGCAAGCTCTCCAGCAGCGTCAGCCATTGCGGCATAGTCAGAATTCGTGAGACGAGGGCGCATGCTTAAGCGCTCACCAAGCGAGGCTTGCGCCGCATCTGGTCAATCATCCGCAGAGCCTCTTCTGTCGCGGCGCGAGACTCAGAGAGTTCACGGTGAGCCTCTTGCAGCTCACCTTCGTCAGCGCCATCAACCAGGCTTGCGATTGCCTGCTGTGCTTCGCCGTTCTCCTTGATCAGAGAGCGCAGCATGCAAAGCACTTCCCGCTCGCCACCCTCCCCATCGATCAGGCGGACCGATACCCCGACCGGCGTCAGCAAATCGCCCAAAGCCTGGATTTTGAGATCGCTCGGCAACGCAGCCAGGATCGACGGCAGGAAGTTGGCCGGCAGCAGGTTGTTGTCCTTGGTGGAGTCGTCCAGCCAACGGAACACTCGGTCAGCATTCGCTTTCATTCGGTCCATCGCATCACGCGAAGGAGGGTCGAATACGATTCCGGTGGCGATGTGAGCGTTGATGCGTTCGTGAGCCTCCACGATGTGCTGGACCACGGTCTCGCGGCTCCACCCTTCGCGGCGGCGCCATTGGTTCACCACGCCGAGCAGCGTGGAAATCAGGGTGTGCGATTCGCTTCGCATGCTTTGTGGCCTCCCGGCCGGTAGATTGGTCGGGGTCAGGCAACGGCCTTGGAGGAATGAGACGGGAAAGCCTTAACCTCCTCAGCGGAATAGGTTCCGTCTGCGTTTTCGGTGACATAGATGTCACGCCCCACGCGCAAGGCCTTGTTCAAGGCGCCCTGGGTCAACCCCAGCAGCGCAGCGGCCTTGGTCTGTCCCTTCTGGGCAGAAAATTCTTTGAGAGGAATGCGGTGCATAACCCAGGTCTCCATGGTTTATCCATGGATAAAGTATTGCCGGCGGTTATTTTAAAGTCAATGCCGGCGGCGATGGATACCTATCGCCTGCGGGAATACCCTTCGCACATGAGCGACAAGAAACGTGAAATCTCCCACTGGGAGAAAGAGGAATGCGCAAAGCTGAAAGCTGCGCTGGAAGAATTCAACGCCGGGAAATCTCGGAAGGACAGCCTTACCCAGGGGAAAATCGCCGAAGCTCTCGACATGAGTCAGGGGTCCGTGAGTTCCTATCTCAACGGGTACAACGCGCTCAATGCGAGGTTTGCTTCGTACGTTGCCTCGCAAATTGGGATTCGTATCGAGTCATTCAGTGAACGGCTGGCGGCGGAAGTTGGGGAGATGGCCAAGGCTGTACATGCAGAACCCGCAAAGGGGAATGTCATCCCTGCCGACTTTTCAAGGCAGAGGACAAAGAGCGGGTTCATTGTCGTCCCCCAATACGATATCGCTGCCTCCATGGGGAAAGGCCTGGCGCGCCCAGAATTTGATGTCGTTATCGACTCAATTGTCGCGAGCATCGATTACTTATCTCGCAACGTCAGGTACTCAGCGCCAGACAACCTCGCGCTAATCACGGGATATGGCGACAGCATGCAGCCTACGTTTTCGGACGGAGACATCCTTCTAGTCGATACCGGCATCACTGAGATAAAGATAGATGCCGTCTACGTTATGGCCCTGAAGGATGAGCTTTACATAAAGCGGATGCAGCGAAGGGCAGATGGCACCTTTCTGATGATCTCAGACAACAACGCATACCCACCAATCGAGGTATCCAGCGCCGAATTAAAAAGATTCCAGGTGCTCGCTAGGGTCCTGCTGGCCTGGAATGCGAAGAGACTGTGATGGACACCTGATGTTCAAGGAGAGAAACGATGGTCGACTGGCACGCTGAATTTGGGGATAGCCGAATTTTCCACGAGAAGCGCATAGACCGAAGGTCTGTCGATGAGCTTGCAGGACTGGCGGCTGGGATCACTGCTGATGGGCATATCAATCAGCAGGAGGCCGAGTTCCTACAGGATTGGATTGCTACGAACCTGGTCCATCTTGACGATCCAGTGACCAACCTCCTCTACAGGAGGCTCTCAGACATGCTTTCCGATGGCGTGTTAGACGCTGACGAGTCCGCCGAACTGCTTGAGATTCTTAGAGGGTTTGGTGGCCTCTCTGCTTCCAAGCCGAAACCAAGCGACAATGCCTTTACTCCATCGAATGCTCTTCCGCTCAACAATCCAGCGCCCAAGCTTGAATGGTCGGGCCATCTCTACGTTTTCACTGGCGTCATGGTCTACGGCCCCAGAAAGCATTGCGAAGAGATCGTCGTCAACCGCGGCGGGGGAATAGCCTCAGGCATCAGCAAAAAGGTGCATTACCTGGTTGTCGGCGAGATAGGCAACGAGCAGTGGCTTCACAGCACCTACGGAACCAAGATCAAGCGAGCTGTCGAGTTGCGTGAGGAAGGCCATCCCATCGCGATCATCAGCGAGAAGCACTGGCAAGCCTCGATGTTCAACCTGGTCTAGGTGAGGCGAGGCGTCATCGCATATGGGCCGCAGGCTCACGAGCACCGCATCATAGGCAAGGTCATCTGGAGGGGTGGGGATCTGTAGCCGTGGGCAGATTGTGGGGCGATAAGCACCCGCTCGGCTCGGCATCGATCATCAGGACGACAGAGAGAATGGCGAAGCAGAAGACCATCCCCTACGAAGAGGCCAGGCAGGCCATTGCCGCACTGAAGGTGTGGCCAGCAAATGTCCAATTCGTCTGGAAGAAGCCGGCGACCAAGAAGCTCCCGGCACCGTACAGTTTTCGCACATCGCTGGCGTTGGATATCGAACAGAGCACGTTCGCCGAGGATTGGTTCGTCGAACTGTACTATAAGAAGAGCCCGGTACCCGGCGTGCGAGACACGCTGTCAATCACGCTGATAGTGAACAAGTCGCGCGTCGTGGCTATCGACGACAATGGACCCAGTTCGCATATGAACAAGGTTGGAGTCGGCCTTCCATTCTACCAACAAGTAGTCGACCACCCACATTTGCATATGCCAATCGCCGAAGCGTCCTATGGTTATGCGGAACCCCTGGATAGTACTACTGTCCAGGCACTGTGGGAGCTATTCTTAGCGAAGGCAAACATCATTGGCGCCCCACGCTTCGAACTGCCGGAATTCGGCCAAATGGGATTTGACGTATGAACTGCACTCTGATCGGCGCCCAGCTCGGGTTCAAGTGTAAGCCGGTGGCTGAGGGGCTGTTTTACCTCGAATCCCCGCTGACGCTGCCCTTTGACGGCAACCTGATCGGCGCCTACATCCAGGACCTGGGTAATGGGCAGGTGCGCATCAGCGACAACGCAGACACACTGTTTGTGGCCATGACGCATGGTGTCAAGCCGACGGCCGAGCGAGGTCGAAAGATGGCTGAACTAGTCGCAGCCAGCGGCCTGGAGCTATCCGACCAAGGCGAAATCTTCAAGGCATGCCCGGAGAGTCAACTGGGCTTCTACCTCGCCCGGTTCATTGAGGCCGCTGAGCATGTCGGTTTCGCCTGCAATAAGATGCGCCCATCGCCCATCTCGCGGTTTGACCAGGTGGTTGGCTCCGCCCTGAAGGCGGCCTACCCGAAAGCACTCAGGACTGACTACAAGATTGTCGGCGCAAGCGGGCACCAGTTGACACTCCCCTTCGCCATCGAGACCGAGAGCGGGCAGACGACGCTAATCCAGACTGTCTCCACCAAGGATGGCAAGGTTGATTGGAGCCTGGTCTACCGCGCTGTCGGCAAGATGCTGGACATCAAGAATGCCCACGAGGATACCCTACGGCGCGTAATCCTGGAGCCCGGCGATGAGGAGGACAACCGAAGGGCCGCTACCGCTCTGGCCGAAGCAGCCTCAGTGATCATTTATACCGGGCCCAAGCATCTGACAGCCGCGCTCGCCGCATAACGACAACCACCCCCGCACCGCGGGGCTTTTCGTTTCTGCCTGCCCTTCCCTCCCGGCTCCGCACTGAGCTGACGACCGCCCTACCCCGGCGCTGAACTCGCCCCAGCGCCACCCTTCCCACCTAACACCGTATCCAGAGCCCGCCTAGCGCGGGCTTTTTCATGGGCGCAAGAAAATATATCTCCGCCGGTATTGACTTATGTATATCCGGCGGCGATAGTTAATCCATAGCCGCAGCCAATACGCGGCCCAGGCCACCGAGCCGACCGCTCTTTCGACAATTTGGGAACCCATGCCGGCCTCTGGTTGCCGGCCAGGCTCAAGGCTGACGCGACGCATCTGGAATCGCGCGCCAAGGGTCTGCACTGCTCACGCTCCCTGCCAGGGCCACTCAGATGGTGGCTTTGTACCTGGTACCGCCGAAAGGCGGGGAACACAGCGGAAAGGCGCCGAAAGCGCTTGCAGTGAGGACAGAAATCATCGCCCAGGCGCAGGTGGCGGGTAACAGCGCCAGAGCAAGAAGGCTGCGACGTTCGGCATGCCGGCTGAGCGGCTCACTGATACACCAGAAGCACCACCCGCGGGTTGTAGAAGCCCAGTAGGCGAACGCGGGAGAAACACCGATTTCACTGGCTGGCCCTCCACCGAGGGCCAGACGGGAAGTCAACATGCCTTGGATGGCAAGAGCGATGACCTACGAATACGACGAAAGCTGCAACGCCTACGGCCCGGAACCGCACCCTGACGACGTGTACAAGCCGAACTCTGCCGATAAAGCGCGCTGGGCCGCAGTATGGGCGCGCATGGCGCACGACCGTAACGCAGAACGCGCCGCCGAGCGCACCGCCTAACCAGCCCCGCCCCGGTTCGCCGGGCATCACCGAGGAAAGGACATGGCATACGCAGTTCAGCGCCAGTGGGGAAAGTTCGGCCGCGACTACCTGCACGCATGGGACGAGGAGTTCGGAACCTCCTGCATGGGCTCCATCAAGCTCGCGATGAAGTTCAACACCAAGGAAGAGGCCGATCAGGCAGCAGCAAAGGCTCAGCGCGATTGCAAAGGCTTCGATGGCCAGCCGGCGCGCTGCATCTTCAGCGCCGTTTCGGTTTAACCCGCCGCCCTGTCGGTAGCAGGGCATCACCAGCACCAATCCATCCGGCTAGCAGCGGGATGCAATCCATTTGCCCTGATACGGGAAGAGAGGAAGACATGTGCAACTGTCACAGCGAGTCGGAACAGCGCCTGAGGGAACACGTACAGCAGCAGCTTCCCACTGGCGCTACCGACCTAACCGTTGAGCTTCAAGGATACGTGTTCGGACTAGGTGGGAGCGAAGGCGTAAGCCATCGTGCCGCATGCCCGGTGGAGATCCAGTTCCAGGCACCAAAGAAGTCGGGAGGCATGAAGAACGTGAAGCAGAAGAGCTTCCTTCGCGCCTCCTACTGCCCATTTTGCGGCGAGAAATACGACAAGTAGTCACCGCCCGCGCCTGCTGGGCTCCCCAAAGCAGGCCCGATCACCTGGCTCCCCATCGCCAGGCTGTATCGGAGAGTGGTCTAGGTAGCTCAGCGCGGTAGAGCAGCGAGCGCCAGCGGTCATGAACGCGAACGCTCATCCAATGCAGGTCGCGGGTTCGACTCCCGCCCTAGACCACTCCCCCATACAGCATCACGCACAACCCGAAAAGGAAACCAGCCATGACCACCATTCCCGATTCGATTCACCCGAGTGAACTTCCTGAAATCGGCCAACCCCTGGCCGATGGAACCTTCTTTGCCCGCCACTGGCTAAATGGCAAGGAATACGCCTACATCGATCTTGGCAAGAGCGCAGAGTTCACTGGCGAATGGGGCGAATACGGCCAGGACGTGGGCGGCGCCGTCAGCTACCGAGACGGAGCTTCGAATACGGTCGCCATGGCTGAAGCTGGCAGCCCGATTGCCAAGCAGGCTTTGGAGATCGGAGCCGGCATATTCATTCCCTCTGCTCTGGAGCTGGCTCTTCTGTTCTCCGCCAAACAAGCAGGCGAGTTGTCCGGTTTTTCGGATCGCTGGTACTGGTCGAGTTCGCAGTTCTCCGCCTATTACGCCTTCAACGCGCACTTCCTCGTCGGCCACACGGGCTACGTCGACAAGGATGTCGACCTCCGTGTCCGCCCCGTCCGCAAGATTCTCATCCTTCAGTAATTCACTCCTTCAATCCATTTCACCGCAGGCGATTCGCGGGACCGTAACCCACCGACGAGTCAGACCAGAAGCCTGCCGGGAAGCGCCGGCCGCCTGCCATTTTCTTTAGGAGCCACCATGACCACCATCACCGTTAATGCAGGAAGCACAAGCCTTACCACCGACAATCCGCAGTTTGCCGCAGTGGTCCTTCAGATGATCAGTGAAGAGAGCCAGGATACGCCCTTGCCTAAAGTCGATGGAGCCCCTGCCATTGGCGCGGAATGGCACGGTCAGGGTGGTATCTATGCCGGCCTTATGCGCGGTCGTGACGGGCAACCTGACTACCACCTGATCGTCGCCTCCGCAGAAAGTGATGGTGAGCTTCAGTGGGGCGGTTACGGAAGCAAGTCCTCGGCAACCAGTAAGTGGGATGGTCTTGCCAACACCAAGGCTCTCGTCGAGGAAGGCGGCCACCCTGCGGCGGAGTTCGCAGCCAGCGTCACCATCAGTGGCCATAACGACTTCTATCTTCCGGCCCAGGCTGAACTGATGCTCGCCTGGGCAAACGTCCCTGAGGTCTTCGCAGAAGGATGGCACTGGAGCAGCACGCAGTACTCCGCCCATAACGCCTTCTCCACGCACTTCCTCGTCGGCTACACGCACTACTACGGCAAGCATGGCGTCCTCCGTGTCCGTCCCGTCCGCAGATTGCTTCGCTAATTCATTTATTCAACAGGACTGATCATAGGAGGCCGGGATGGCCATGCACACCGAGTTGCAGATCCACAAAACCGCTGAGGAACTACTCGGCCTTACTCTTAGCTTGGTGCGCAATATCCCGCGCGATCTGAAGCAGATCATCGGCTCGAAACTACGCGATGAATCTCTTCAAATTCTGGTACTGATCGGTAGAGCCAATATGGCGCGGAACAAGCTGGAGCACCTGAACCAGTTGCTAGAAAGCATCTGGATGGTTAACTACCTGCTCCGCGCTCTGGCCAACCAGAGACTCATCAGTCTCAAGCAACACGCCTCCGCGATGCAACTCACTGCCTCTATCGGCAAACAGGCAAACGCCTGGAAAGGAAAGTTCGCAACCGCGCCCGTTGGGTGAAGGCTAAGGCCTCCATCCCTGCGCGCTGAATCTGGTCTTGCCGCTGCCATATCTGGCACCGCCACGCGCACAACGGAAACCATCAGGAACAACTGAACAGGTCCGGCGCAGTCTCTCGGCTGAGAAATCGGCTGGGCGATGTAGATAGCAAGACAGGTCGCAGTACTCCGCCAATAACGCCTTCAACACGAACTTCAACGACGGCAACACGAACAACAACGACAAGAATAACGACCTCCGTGTCCGTCCCGTCCGCAGAATCAGGTGTTGCGATGTTCCCTTTCGAAGACTTGGTAAAGGCCTACTACGACTGTCGCCGGCACAAGAGAAACACTGCCAGCGCGATGAGATTCGCAGAGCGCCTCGAGGAAAACCTGCTGGACCTCTACGAGGAACTACAGGATGGCAGTTACACCCCTGGACGATCCATTTGCTTCGTCGTCACCAGACCGAAGCACAGAGAGGTATGGGCGGCGGACTTTCGGGACCGAATCGTCCACCACCTTCTCTACAACCACATCGGCGCCAGCATTGAAGCGAAGTTCATCGCTGACAGCTGCGCCTGCATCCCCGGGCGCGGCACGCTGTACGCCGCCGAGCGTTTGGAGGCGAAGGTGCGGAGCGTGACACAGAACTGGAGGCGACCGGCACACTACCTGAAGATGGACTTGGCGAACTTCTTCGTCGCCATCGACAAGCGTGTTCTGACCAACCAGCTGGTGCGCCTGATCGACGAGCCTTGGTGGCGCCGCCTGGCGCTGCAGGTCCTATGGCATGACCCGCGCGCCGACTTCGAGGTTCGCAGCCCGAGAGGGCTGTTCAACAAGGTCCCTCAGCACAAGAGGCTGACGGCGCAGACGGCGCACCTCGGGCTTCCCATCGGCAACCTGAGCAGCCAGTTCTTCGCGAACATCTACCTGAACGACCTTGACCAGTTCGTGAAGCACCAACTGCGGGCGAAGCACTACATCCGCTACGTCGACGACTTCCTGCTATTGCACGAATCGCCGCAGCAGTTGAACGAATGGCTGGCGGCGATAGAGGCCTTCCTGCCTGGGCTTGGCGCAAGGCTGAACCCATCGAAGACCATCCTGCAGCCGGTCGATCGAGGCATCGACTTCGTGGGCCACGTCATCAAGCCATGGCGACGAACCACCCGGAAGCGAACTGTCTCGGAAGCTCACCGCCGAGTCGCCGCGTCGTCCGATGAAGACCTACGCACGATCGCCAACAGCTATCTGGGCCTGTTCCGTCAGGCCACCCATTCACACAAAGACCGCGCCGCCGTCGCCAGAGCCCTGCTCCGCAGAGGATTTTCGGTAGATGCCGCGCTAACGAAAACCTTCCCTCCCAGGAGGAATCCATGCCAGACCTTGGCGAGTTCGCAGCGCTGTTCGTGGTGCTGTTTCTGACTATGTATTGGTGAGGTGAGAGATGAGTGCGTGGATCAAGTGTAGTGATCATCTACCAAACGTTGGCGACAAATGCCTGATCATGATCCCGGTATGTGGGCGATATGAAATTGAAGGAGCAACTTACGAGGGAGAAGGCGAATGGTTAGGCGCATGGTGCCAACGTAAAGGCGAAAGCCAATGTTACAAGGTCAAATACTGGATGCAGAGTCCAGAGCTTCCGCAAGACGCCTGACAGGCAGGAGAACAGAATGAGCAAGCATACGCCCGGTCCGTGGGGTCAAGATAAATGGGGCAGTCTTCAGACTGAAGGCGGCCAGGATGTTCTTCTCCGCGGCATCACCACTATCAGCGCAGGAAGCGATGAGCGAATCGCCGAAGCAGAAGCAAACACGCGCCTGATTGCTGCGGCGCCTGAGCTTCTGGATGCCCTGGTAAATCTTCTGCCGCTGATTAGTCCGCTGAAAGCGGAAAGCCAGCAGGTTGCGGATGCATCCGCCGCAATCGCCAAGGCCACCGCCTAACCGCGCCCTGGCGCATACACACACTGGAGGCAAGATGTCATACGGACAGCCGCTGGAGTACGTTTGCCAGCAATACGGAGTGCCAGCGCACATTGGCCGCATGGTGATCGCCTGCAGTCAGCCCGGGATCATTCTTGAGGATCGCGGCAATTACATCGGCGTTGCGCTGGACTCCGACCCAACCAAGGCAGTAAACAACTACCACCCAACTCATGATGTTGAGTACCTGGGGATGGCTCGCCAGATGCCGCTCAAAGAATGGGAGGTTCTGACTGGTGACTTCGACTGGTTTCAGGTCGATTACCTGATCGGAGACGCACGCCACTACGTACACAGGGTTTACGCCGAAACCCGGAGCAAGGCCAAGTACAAGGTGTTCAAGGATCTTGAAGAGGTCTTTGACAGCGCTGAGGCAATGCTGTGTTTCAAGGTTCGCAGAGCCCACTGACTTCCCCGGCAAGGACGCCACCATTCAATGGGGATGAGTCCCGCGCAGCGGGAGATGTACTAGGTACCTGCGGCCGTCCCTGCTTAGGCATACGAAATGAGTCGCTGAATGGGTCCGCGCCAAGTCAGTCGCCGGTGAAACTCCGGCCATCCCCACCCTACCCCTCATTAGCCCGGCAAGTCCGGGCATTTTTTCGCCAAGGAATCGACATGCTTCTCATCATCCTGATCGGCGCATACCTGACCTATGAGCGGCCGGCATCCGCTCTGATGTCTGAGGTAGCCGATCCAGATCCTTCCGGGCGCGGGCCCACGCTGGATGAACGCCCTAGACAGGGGCGCCTCTCAATCCGGTGAGCAGCGTCCCGCCAAAAACAATACGCCAATCAGAAAGCCCGGCGCAGACGTTGCCGGGCTTTCACTTTCTACCGCCTGTATGACGGGAGCGATTCGGAACGCTGCCGCATGCACGCGACCTAGAGGTCAGAGATATGAACGAAATGTACCTGAACGACGGGGACGCAACCTTCGTCGGAAGTTTCACAAAAGTCTGCTGGGACCGTGATAACGGCCAGCGTTACTCGTTCGGATTCAAGCCAAATCGCGGGAAAAAGTTCGTCGTGATGCTACTTGGCGAGGCGGACAAGACCGCCGACGACTTTGACCTTGAGGCTGCACTGAATCGCCTCGGCTTCTACCGGAGAGAGAAGTCATGAACGCCATCCGCAAGTTGCAAGAAGCGTATGACGCGAGACTGCCTGACGATGACGGCGACCGCGAGTATGTCACTGAGCAAGTCGGAAAGCTTCTGAACTGCGAGGACGGTGATTGCGTGCCCTTCCATGATCGGAAAGAAAGGCCCTTTATCGGCCCTGAGTTTACGGTCTACGGATTCGCAGGATTCGTCCCGGAGTGGCTAGCGGAAGTCGACAGCAAAGAGTGCCCGATGACTCAGCTACTCCTAGCCGTCCGCCGAGGCGACCTGGAACTGGCACAACGCATCTGGTTCCGCGTATTCGAGGCGGCGCTTATCGATAACGCTGAGAAGCTGGTTAGGGAGAGACGAGTATGAGCATTGACTGGAGCAAGGCGCCGGAGGGATGTATCGGAGCATTCGCCCGTATCATAAGTAAAACTGCATTCTTTGTATTTTCTAAGCGTCCATCTGACTATTCGAGCAGAGAAGGATACGAGGGAGAAGGCGAGGATGGTCCCTATCACGTGTTCTCTGAGTATTGGGAATGGATAGATAAACCATGGGACGGCCAGGGCCTGCCGCCGGTGGGCGCCGAGGTCGAGGCCAACTTTCCTGTGACAGATACCACTGGCACGCACTACCACTGGCGTCGCGTGATCGTGGCAGTCGCCGGGATTCCTGGTGCCGAGCGTGAATGCCTGGTCTACGACGCCGAGAACACGAAGCCTGCCTGGGTAGACGAGCTACGCCCCATCCGCACCCCCGAGCAGATCGCCGCCGAGGAGCGGGAGAAGGCGATTAACCAGATGATTTCTGATGCTGGATACGTAGATCCGAAGATTGGCACGTTTGTGGCTATGGGCAATCTCTACGACGCCGGCTATCGCCGCCAGGAGTCATCCACATGACCATCACCATCGACCTGACCAAGGCCGCCCAAGTCCTTATCTTCGGCGGCTTTTTTGTGGGCAGCGTGTTCATGTTCGCCGTGGCGTTTGTGGAGGTGGCGGGGCTATGAAGCTGACGACGATACCGAGGATCAAGAAGATCAACCTCAGCCAAAAGCGGTTCGAGCGCAGACGAAGGCTGTATGCGAGCAAGCGATCATGGCGGCTCGACGGAGGGCCGCTCAACAGAGCTTGGCTGTGCAGCCCTGGAACCCTTCGATTCAGCATTCCAGGCTGGAGCGGCTACTACGACGGCGAGAATAAATGGGTGGATCTATGAACACGCATGAATTCATCACGAAACAGATTGATCAGCAGCTTCAGCGGGACGGGTTTAGCGGTCGAGTAAGCCACGCAGTGGCCGGAGAGTCTCTCGATTACTACCTGCGGACTGCTCAGTTCAAGAAGGGCGCCATGCAAGACCTTCTCGCATTCGCCAAGAAGCGCGCGAAGGAGCTTGCGAAGCTTTACGGGGAGAGGAAGGTGTCATGAACACCCGCCGCACAGCAATCTGGCTAGGCAGCCTCTTCGGAGGACTGCTGTACCTCTTCATCCTGGCAGCCGGCCCGATCTGGGGCGGCATCATCACCGCAGAAGCTACGCACCTGTCCGCAGCAGGCCGGTAATCCGGATAACTGCGGCTTCCCCAGCGGGCGGTGGGCGGCATGAAGAAAACACCCGCAGCAGCGGCTTCTAGCGCAACGCTATTCATCCCGCAGGGGTGACGCTGCCGAGTGGCGCCGTAAGCGCCTTTCCCATTCCCTTTCAATCTCTGCCCTCGGGCGGATCGGAGAAATCATGTCCGCAGAAACCCAACTGGTCGAAGTGCCGGCCAAAGAAACCGCCCTCCAAGTCTACTCGGCCGTCAATGGCCTTGACCCGTTCCTGGCCAAGATTCGCGAAGAGATCGACGGCTTCGTGCCAGACGTCACTACCCGCAAGGGCAGAGAGGCCATCGCCTCCATCGCCTACAAGGTCGCCCGCTCGAAGACGGCGCTGGACAACGTAGGCAAGGAACTGGTCGCCGAGCTGAAGGAAGTACCGAAGAAGGTCGATGCCGAGCGCAAGCGCATGCGTGACCTGCTGGACTCCTGGCAGGCAGAGGTACGCCAGCCCCTAACTGAGTGGGAGCAGCGCGAGGAAATGCGCAAGGCCAAACACCAGGCCGGCATCGATCAGATCAACCTGCGCCTGGAATGCCGCGACCTAGATTCGACCGAGTTGAAAGCCAACATTGAGTGGCTGGAAGGCCTCTTGATTGGCGAGGACTGGGAAGAGTTTGAAACCGAGGCCGCCCGCACCAAGGATAAGGCCCTGGCCGCGCTGCGCGAAGCCCTCGTTGCACGCGAGAAGTATGAAGCCGAGCAGGCCGAACTGGAGCGACTGCGCGCCGAAGCTGCTGCTCGCGAGCAGAAAGAGCGCGAGGAACGCATTGCCCGCGAAGCAGCCGAGGCCGAGCGCCTGGCAGCGGAACGACGCGCCCAGGAAGAACGCGAAGCCGCCGCTCGCCGCGAAATCGAGGCAAAGGCTGCCGCCGAGCGCCGGGAACTGGAACTGCGACTCGCTGCCGAGAAGGCGGAGCGCGAGAAGTTGGAAGCACAGCAACGCGCCGAGCAGGCTGAGCGTGATGCACAGCGGCGCGCCGAAGAAGCCTCTGCCGCAGAGCGCCAACGGCAGGCAGACGAGCAAGCCAGGATCGAGCGCGAGGCAGCAGCCCGAGAAGCCGACAAGGCCCACAAGAAAGCCATAAACAACGAAGCCCTGGCGGCCCTGATCGCCGGCGGCATGCCCGAGGAGTGCGCCAAGCAGGCGATCACGCTGATCGCTCAGCGCAAGGTTCCTCACATCACAATCAACTACTGAGGCCCATCATGAGCAACTCCATTGCCCAGCGGCAGGAAAGTGCTGCCGTCATCCAAGCCGGTGAGTCGGCAACGATCCTTCAAGTGATCCAGCGTGCCGCAGCCGATCCGGCGTGTGACATCGAGAAAATGGAGCGCCTGATGGCCATGCACGAACGGATGCAGTCCCGCAGCGCAGAGGCTGAGTTCAACGCATCCATGGCCGCCATGCAAAGCGAATTGCCGAGCATTGCCGAGCGTGGCGCTATCACCGTCAACGGCCAAAAGCGCAGCAACTACGCGACCTTCGAAGACATCAACGACATCGTGAAGCCGATCATGCAGCGGTTCGGTTTCGCAGTGAGCTTCCGCGTCGAGACTGTTCAGACTGGCGTTTCGGTTACTGGAATTCTGATGCACTGCGCCGGACACCGAGAGCAGACGACGATGCTCGTTCCGCTAGACACGAGTGGCAGCAAGAACGCCGTTCAGTCTCTTGGATCATCGGTCAGCTACGGCAAGCGTTACGTGCTTTCCGCACTGCTGAACATCACCACTCGCGGCGAGGACGACGACGGCAACGCGGCTGTGCCGCCAAAGAAGCTCATTACCAAGGCTCAGGCGCAGCAACTGAAAGCCCTTCTCTCCCAGTGCCTTCAGGACACGCAAGAAGCCTTCGATGCTATGTACGGCTCGGCTGAGGGTGTCCCATCCGCCGACTTCGATGCGGCACTGGCACGGCTTACCAAGGCTCGCGAGCGCGCCAAGCGCTCCCAGGAGTGAATCATGCAGATCTTCAAGGACCTGGAGCAGGGCTCCCAGGAGTGGCTTGACGCGCGTCTTGGAATCGCAACCTGCTCCGAACTGGACGTGTTGATGGTTAACGGCAAAGGCCAGGCAGGGTTCGGCGTTGGCGCCTTCACTTACATGGACCGTCTAATTGGGGAGCGGATCACCGGAGCAGAGGCCGAGCCATGGCGTGGTAACGGTAGCAGTGCCAGGGGTCACAAGCTTGAGCCGGTTGTGCGCGACCTGTACTGCCTGCGCACAGATACTGAGCCAGATCAGATCCAGCAGGCCGGGATCATTCTGAACCACGGGATCGGCTATTCGCCGGATGGCCTAGTCGGCGACAACGGCCTGATCGAGGTGAAAACCAAGGTACCGGAAAAGCTGGTGAGCGTGATCATCGCAGGCGAGCTGCCTTCCGAGCACGCGGCTCAGTGCTATGGAGGCCTTTGGGTTTCGGAGCGCGAGTGGATCGACTTCCTCGGCTACTGGCCAGGCATGCCGCTTTGCATGGTGCGCGTCCACCGCGATGAGGCCTACATACGCAAGCTGTCCGAGCGAGTAAAGACCTTCTACGAACTGCTCGAGGAGCGCATGGAGAAGGTGCTGGGGGTGGCAGCATGAGAACCGTACTCAAAGCCACATGCGGCAAACATTCCAAGGAAATCCCGGTTGAGCAGATCACCCACTTCGTCGCCGAGGATAAGTACGTCATCGCGTACTACGCGGATGGGTTCCTGCTGCTGCGCGACACGATCAGGAAACTGGAATCAGAGTTCTCCGCCGAGTTCATCCGCACCCACCGGAAAGCCCTGGTTCGCCGGTCGCTGATCAGCATGTTCAAGCGCCGGCCCGACGACACCCAGGCCGGCGAAGTGCTGCTGCTCGGAACCGATAACTGGATTCCAGTCAGCCGCAGCCACTCGGCACAGATCAAGTCGGCGATGGGTGCATGAGGGCCATGCCCTTCCGTGGCGACTATCACCGCGTCGTCGAAGTCTGCCATCCCTGACCGAACAGGAATAACCCCATGCACCAGCTAACAGCGAATCACCGCCCTGGCGGTGTGACGGTCACCGGCTGGCCCGAAGAAAGCCAGCTCATGACCCCAGACGACATTCTGCTATTCGCGAGAGCGGTGAGGCAGATAGCGATCAACCAAGCCCAGGGCGCCGAGGGCGTTCAGGTCTACCCGGAGGTGGGTGATGGAAGTCAAGGCGAAGACCAAGCGTGACTCCGGCCTGCGCACGGCGGTGCTCCTCCTGAAGCGCGCAAACCGCTACGTCGGGGTCCACAACAGCATTGGCGCCATGGACCTAAGCACAGAGATTGTCGAATTCATCGCCGCTATTGAGCGGCAGGAGAAGGGATTGTGAGCAAGGAACTGAACAAGGCACCGGTAGAGCAGGCAGAGCCTGCCAGTTGCCAAGGCACCAACTGCGGAACAACAACTGGCGATCACTCGTCGGAATGCCTTGCGGAAGCTGCTGCTAGTCAGGGGTGGGAGCTGAAGCCTGGAGACCTATGCGGAAGAGATTGCCCTATGCGTCCGGCACCGGTAGAGCAGGCAGGCGGGGATGAGCGTGCTTCGAAGCCCGGCCTGTTCTGCCGAGACTGCGGCAGCCGTCTAATGGTGCGAGGCGTTTGCAGCATCTACTGCCCGAATTGCGTCAAGGCGCAGGTCAAGCAGGCAGAGGCGGAGCGGCCGGAGGTGTTCGGGCTTGAGCGATACCGCGTAGAAAAAACTGGGCAGGGGTTCTGGCCATACTGCGTGCGTGCGGGGGATGGAACGCGTGAACTCTTCGCCGGCCACCTGAAGCAGTGCAAGCGGGTAGCGGCCCAATTGGCTACTGCGTTTGAAGATGGGAAGTTTGTCGCCGGGGCGCTGCGGGCGGAGAACGCGAAGCTGAGCGAAGCCCTGGACCGCTGGCCGCTCATCCGCGACAGTCTGAAGCTGAGACTCGCCGACGCCCTGGCCAGGGTCGCCGCGCTTGAGTCCAAGCTGGCGGAACTGGAGAAGCAGGAGCCGGTGGCATGGGGCGCCTTCCATTTCGGCGGGAAGCGCGACGGCAAGCTGTATACGCACTGCGAAACTGAGGCTCAGATAGATGCGTACATACTCGACATGCATCGAAGCAGCGACTCATTGACGCTCAGGAAAAGCCCCCTCTATGCCGCGCCGTTCGCCCAGAATCAGCCCACCGTGCCGGATGGTTATGCCCTGATCCCGGCTCGCGAGACAGAGGCGATGCACGATGCCGTGATGGCGCTGCTGTACAAGGGCGTCGCCCGCACCGATACGCAGAAGCTGCTGGATGCGTACATCGCCGCCGCGCCCGGCAAGGCTCAGCACAGCGTGCCGGACCACGCCGAACTTCTTCAAGCGCTGGAGCGCACTCATGCTGGCCACATGGTTGGCCATGATCAGTCCGACCAGCCGAAAGGTGGCTACAGCGACGGTTATGTGAATGGCTTCGGCGAATGCATCAAGGTCGCGCGCAAAGCGCTCGCCGCCTCGCCCGCCCAGGCTCAGCACAGCGTGCCGGAGGGGTGGATGCTCGTCGAGTGCGGAATCTGGACGCAGGAACAGGTGGACGAGATGCAGAAGACGGTGGCTCGATTCCGCAATTCAGAATTCGTCGACGACCGCGCGCTAGCGATGGCTGTTGCTGACGCAGGCCAGTGCAAGGCTCCAGAGATATCGCTGGCCGAGCTGCTCGCCGGCGCGCCCGGCAAGGAGGTAGGTCATGAGTGAGGTGAAGCGGTACTACTCGTTCTTCACAAGCCATCCGGGAGATTGGCGCCCCTGCTCCAAGGAGCACCACGACATGGTCAGAACAAACCCTCAGGACTGGCCAGGCTATGAAGTGCGGGAGCTGGCAGTTATTCCAGCGGGCCATGTGGTGGTCAGCGAGGGGCTGTTGCGGAGACTGTGCGAGCCACTGCTTTCGCATGCTGATTACGTCGTAGCTCGCAACGAACTCCGCGCCCTGCTCAACGAGGATAAGGAGAACGGCAATGGCTGAAGAACTGAAACCGTGTCCGTTCTGCGGATGTTCGATGCGCCTGGTGAGCAACCACGACTGGCACCGGATCGTAGGCGATCACTCGGCCGAGTGCGTGTTCCTCGACAGCGAAACCATGATGGTCCCAGACATAGAAGATCAGCGTGAAATCGCCATCGCTGACTGGAACGCCCGAGCCGTCCCCGCAGGCCATGTGGTGGTCAGCGAGGATCTGCTTCGACGCATAGAGCGGGAGTGCCGGCGAGAGTCCGATTGGAACTGCGAAAACGTTCCGGCAGGAACGAAAGCAGCCACGACACGCGCGAAGAAGATGCTTGAAATTGCGAACGACCTGCGCGCCCTGCTGAGCGAGCAGGAGGGAGGGGAGCAATGAGGGAAGTAACTGAACTGGATTTTCGCCGGCCGGAGTTTCGTGACGCAAAGGTCGAAGATTATGAATTCCGTAAGGACGGCGCACTGGTACGAAAGGATCGGTGGGAGCGCGGGATTCGCACAATCGTAGCTGCGCTAGGCTGGTCTCGAAGGGATTTCGAAGTGGAAGATGTTGTGTCCGAGGTTGAGCGGTATGTCGGAGGGTGGATGGATGCAGATCCTGAAGATTTCCCCGATATGCTTCTACAACCAGTCGATATCAAGATGCCGTGCGGCTCTGTATTAACTAAGTGCAATGCAGTTGACGGATGCCTTGTTTGGAACTTCAGCGGGGCAAGGTTCACCCAGGAAGATATAGGGCAAGCGGTTCAGAAGTGGCGACGCACGAAGCTCCACCAGGACATGGCATAGCCACCCATCGCCAACCACTGTACGCACCGATGCCGGAATCCCGGCCCCGCCACCGCCACCTTCGGCCAGGCTGAGACCCGCATTCCTGCTGGGTTTCAGCACAAAAACTGGCAGATTTTGGGCCAGGAGCCCGCCACCCCAAATCAACGTATCCGACCCCCGGAGGACCAACCGTGTCCGTATTTCATCGCTACTTCCGCGTAACAAGCGGCGCTCTTGTAGACCGACTCCATGAACTCAAAGCAGCGAAAGAGGCTGCATCGGAAAAATACACAAGCTTGCGTGATGAAGTAGGTGCAGAGCAGATCCATGCGTGGCCTGACGGCTCATTTGCAGGATTCACCTTCAAGAACCCTGACCGGAGTACTTATCGAGAGAGCCGTGGCGCCTGGCTCCCTAAGAAAAACTGCGCTGAAGGGAAAGCCCTATGGGCAAGAATCAAAGAACTTCCAGATGCTCCAGGCCCGCAGTTAGCGCTGCGAGACTTCGGATTGTACGGTGACGTGCCATGCCTTTTCGGCGACGGATATGGCTGGCGAACAACTCTATGTGGCTTCTACGACAGCAACATCTGGTTCGTGAAGGTTCCATGGAAGGATGCTGACCAAGATGAGTTGAAAGCGTACATTGCTGAGCGAAAGAAGACGCGATTCTGCGCTGAATTTGAACACCTTCTTTGGACCCCTCCGGCTGACTGGAAAGAAATCAAGGAGTGGGAATTCCTCAAGGAGTGGGAAGAACTCAATCAGGAATAGCCAACCTTCCCGGAGGACCAACCGTGGACAACGAAAACGAAACCCTGGTCGCGCTGCTGGTTATCGCGCTGATCGTCTTCGGCATCTTCCGGATAGTCGGGGACTTCCAGAACCTATACGAGCAGACAGAACAGAAAGGACAGGAGTTGAGCAGATGGAGCAAGCAATGAGAGACGAGTTTGAAGCGTGGCACCACGCTGAGTTTGGTTACTGCGTTCCCGAAGAAGAGGATCCTTTGGCTATCGGTGAATGCGTCAAGCGCTGGAGGATATGGCAAGCCAGCCGCGCGGCTCTGAGGGTGGAGCTGCCGGAGAAAATGGAGCCCACAAGAAACATCTACGGCAACCTGATCATCGGCAGCTACAACGCAGTGCTTGATGCCGTGAAAGAAGCCCTCCAGCAAGCCGGAATCGAGGTGAAGCAATGAAAGGCTACGCACTAGTTCAAGGTCCGCGACGCAAGGTGCTCTATATCTCCGATTCCTGTTATTTGCTCTGGGAATTTGGAGGGTCGCATTTCAAACCGGAACTTGGCTGGGAATTCAGGACCCTCCGGCAGAACAGAGCCATCTGCAAGGAAAACAATGCCTACATCGTTCGCCTCGACTTCAAGCTGGGCGATCCGATCAGCACGCCAAAAAGGAAGAAGCTGCCGCGCGAAGCTGGCATCGAGGTGAAGCAGAATGGATGAGCCACTTTTCAACGAACTGCTGGAAAGCGTGAAGCAGGCGGACCAGATCATGACCGACCACGCAGAGCTGCGGAGGCTGGCTAAGGCGGCAACGCCTGGGCCGTGGGTGACTGACGCCCAACAGAACGGCGCAATCTTCAATATCGAAAGCGAATCCGGCGACATGTGTATTGCCATGTCACAGGAGAACCCAGCGCCAACACGGCTGGAAATCAACGAACAACGCAGGGCGAACGCAGAGTGGATCGCCGCCGCCAACCCCAACACCATCCTCGCCCTGCTGGACGAGATCGACGGGATGAAAGCGTCTGGCTGGCGGAACCACAGCGTCAACTACGCCCGCGCCGAGAAGTGCCCGCAGACGCTGGAAACGGCACAAGCGGCATGGGACCGAGATCAAGAGCTGATAGAGGAGCAACGCCAGCAGATTGCCAGGGACAGTCAGACGATTAACCAGCTACGGCAGAAGCTCCAATCGGCCGAAGTGGATCGGGACAGGCTCAAGGCGGAGAACTGCGCCCACAAGGACACGCAGAAACACTGCGAGTGGTTGGTGCAGGGCTTAAAGGAGTGCGCAAGCGCCCTGCCTGGCACCTACTACATGGACCCTCCAGACGGCGGCAATGTCAGCATTCCAGAGCAGATTCGGCGTATGGCGAAGGACGCCGCGCGCTACCGGTGGCTGCGAGAGCGAGACCTCGAAACGATCAGACAAGGCGGCGTATTCGCCGGGATGACACCTGAGAACATAGTACTCAACCAGGAAGACCTAGACGCTGAAATTGACGCAGCCCTAGAAGGAGCAACGCAATGAACGACCGCACACTACTCGAACTGGCGGCGCGGGCGGCGGGGATGAACATTCAGCGGAGCAGGCTAGACGACCCGCTACATCGTGATTTTTTGATGAATGGCGAAGGGGTAAGGAATCCAGGTCAGTGCAGCTTCCCGTGGAACCCGCGTGATGACGACGGCGACGCGCTGAGGCTGGCTGTTACGCGCGGACTCGTAGTCACCCCAGACCGAGAAAACCAACGAACCCTGGTATCGAACCAGGCAGGCCATGAATACTGCGCGATCTATTGGGACAAGCTAGGCGAAATGGCAGCGACAAGGCTGGCAATCACCGAGGCCGCCGCCGAGGACGGCAAGTCAATAACCCAGCCGGGCGCCACTAGCTCTCCCTGAGCTAACCCGGCTGGGCGTTCAAATCCTACCATCATGCCCTCCCCGGCAATAGCTGGGGTGGAGAGGTATTGCCTATGAGTACCGCAGAGAAAGTCGAGTACGAAGACAAGGTGCCCGAGCAGGTGATGGCGGCACTGCTTGGGATAACCTACCGCGCCCTGCAAACCCGCAGATCAAAACGGCAGATCCCGGAAGGCGTCTGGAACAAGGTCAACGGGAAGATAATCTACAGTCGACGGAGATACGACGAATGGCTCGAAAGCCTTTGGGTATGCCCACCGGGGTGGAAGTCATCGGCAACTCTATCCGCATCCGCTTCATGTGGAACGGAACAAGGAAGTGCGAAACACTCCCCTATCCCGCGACGCAAAAAGGGATTAAGACTGCATCCGGTCTTAGAGATCAGGTAGTCCAGGCCATCAAGCTTGGCATCATGGACGAAGCCAAGTATGCAGAGTTCTTCCCAGGGTCTGCGATTGCGGAATCGGTCAGCAGCCAAATCCCTCTGTTCGGTGAGCATGCGCAGCTTTGGCTAGACAGCCGAGAGATCGTGCTTGGCACCCGCAAGAACTACAAGAGCATCCTAAACCAATACTGGATGCCGCATCTAGCGGTAGCCCGGCTGGACCAGATTACCCCTACCCTCTTGCGCAGAATCATCAGCAGCATCGAGTGGACGTCGCCAGGCGTGAAGCGGAACGCGATGTTCAAGCTATCGACGATTCTGGACTCAGCGGTGAGAGATGGGCTGATTAAGAAGAACCCGATGGCGCCTCTTGAGAAGCCGAGGGTTTCGAAGAAGCTGGTGGATCCTTTCACCAGGGACGAAGCAGAACGCATCATCCAACACCTGTACGCGACTCTTGGGAAGTACTCAAGGATCTACGCCGCGCTGTACGAGTTTCTGTTCTTCACAGGGTTGCGGCCTGGGGAAGCTTTCGCCCTCAGATGGGACGAGGTAGACGAAGAGGCCCGGCGCATCCACGTGTGCCGGATCGTCATAGATCGCGGGATCGAGGAGCGCGTAAAGACCAAGCACGAACGCGACGTCCTGCTCAACGAACGTGCCCTGAATGCCCTGGCAGAGGCCAAGCGTATTGCTCGGCTGAAGAGCGTCGCCTCCGTCTCCGAGTTCGCAGTAAGCCCCTTCGTGTTCCCTCCGAGCAAGGGCGGGCTGTGGATCAAGGAGCCAAGTGTTACCATAAAGCACTTCCACGCCGCGCTGGATGCTCTATCCATCCGAAGGCGCCGGCAGTACGACACCCGCCACACATACGCGACCATGTGCCTGATGGCCGGCATGAACCCTGCGTTTATCGCTGGGCAGCTAGGCCACAGCGTGCAGATGCTGCTATCGACCTATGCCAAGTGGCTGAACTCCGCCTCGGATTGGAGCGAGCTGGAGAAGCTACAGACCAGGGTTAAAACTGGTACGGAATTGGTACAGGAAGCAGAGGAAGGCGCGTAA